CTGCTGCCCCACGCTTCAACGCTCGGCTGGCTGCTGTCCCACGCTTCAACGCTCGGCTGGCTGCTGTCCCTCGCTTCAACGCGCGGCTGGCTGCTGTCCCTCGCTTCAACGCGCGGCTGGCTGCTGTCCCTCGCTTCAACGCGCGGCTGGCTGCTGTCCCTCGCTACGACGCGCGGCCGGCTGCTGTCCCACGCTACGACGCGCGGCCGGCTGCTGTCCCACGCTTCAACGCTCGGCTGGCTGCTGTCCCTCGCTTCAACGCGCGGCTGGCTGCTGTCCCTCGCTTCAACGCGCGGCTGGCTGCTGCCCCACGCTACGACGCGCGGCTGGCTGCTGCCCCACGCTACGACGCGTAGGCTCACACCACCCATAACCTTGATGAATGGCGCCGCATTTCCGCCAATCTTAATATCGAAATCCCCCTTGACTAGAGTAATCTCGTAGTTTTGATCCTTCTCAAGAGCAGCATCCAACTCGGCTTGCGTCCTGATTTCTTTCATGCCGCTTTCCTTTCCTGATCTTCGTCGCCCCAGCCCGTCCGCCACTCGTCGGCTTCGGCCTGGCGCTCCTGTGTCCGGTATTCGCCTGGCACCGCGCGGACACTCTTGCCCGCGCGCCGGTCTGTCCGCCCGCGTTCGTAGGCGGCCTGCATCGGGTCCTCGGAAGGACCGTCTCCTTCCTCTCGATCGAATGAGGGGGCGTCCGGCGACTTGAGGGGTTGCGTGGGGGCCGCCCCTCCCGCTGCGCCGGACGCCGGCGTACCCGCGAGGGATTCGGGGTACGCCATCGCGCGCTTGCCACCTCCAAGCGGGGCGCGCGAATCTGGTTCGCTGGCGAAATCTTTCTTCGCCGCGATTTCTTTAAAGTTCTGCATGCTGGGTTGAAGAGCCCTCTGCCTCGGTGCATCGAGGCAGCCCCAGAACTCCCTCAACGCCACGGTTCCGTTCAGCGCCGCGGCCTTGGCCGCCTTCTCGTCATCGGCGGCGTGCGGACTTTCTGGCTCGGACTGGAGCGGTTGAACGGTGTAGGGTTTCCGGTTCGCTCGCGTTACCGTGAGCGCCATGGTGACCGGCTTATCGATGTCCGACACGTGAGAAATCCGGACACCGCCAACCGCGACGCCTCCGAACAACACCTTATCGTCCCGGTAAATCTTTATTTTCCGGCCAGTGTATGCCTTCGCGTCCGGACCCCAGAGGTTCACAAGCACGCGGCGCATACTCTTGCACGGCTTGAAAGGTTTTCCGTTGTCGCCGTCGAAGTGAATAGCTACAGGCTGGTCGGCCTCGGAGCATAGCTCGACACCTGTAATCTGAATTATCCTGCTAGCTCCGATAAGATCGTCAGCGTTCAACTGATCGCTTTTGGGCGCAATTGTTCTGCGGAGATCGATCATATGTACATCTCCTGTTCAATGGTGCGTTTTGTTGGCATAAGGCGACGGGACTTTACCGCTTCGTTATAGAGTGCGAGTTGCTTCCGAATCGCGTTCTCGAACGCAAATGCCGCCTTCTCTATTGCAAGTTGGATGTCTGGATCGGCTTTGGCGCGGATGACATCCATCGGCAGTCCGCCACAGTAGGAGACGTAATCCCACCATGGCCGTTCGGTAACGAGCATGGAGGTTTGGACCTGGATGATGTGCTCCTCGGGCACTTCACCAGCAACAATCGTCGAAAATTGATATTTTTGCCGGCGCGATTTGCATTCTATCCCGCCATCGCCGCCAACTAGGCCATCTGGCGAGCACCCGACAGTGAACCCCCATTTATCGTTAGTGACAAACCCCGTCTTCTCTACGGGGGCGTAGCGTTGGCCGTAGGCGAACACCGCAACAATCTCGTCTTCCTTGCCGCGCAGCATGTCATCGCTGATATAGGACGGTTCGACATACTGAGTAATGCGCTGAGCCGCCAGTTCATTCAGGTGTGACCGCGATGCGGGATTGTCCGCATACTTAAGAGTTTTTGCGGTGATGATGTATTTCATCTCGCTCGCCGTGAGTATGCCGCAACGAAGGGCGTACCACTCGTCGCTGCCTTGCTCGATTTCCGGGTAATATCTAATCGCCATGGTATCTATTTCTCCAGAGTCTCACGATATCCCTCCATCTTTCAGTGCCCGGATCGACATCGCGATCCGCCGGGCGGCGCCCGCGCCGGCGAGCAGATCGGACCGCCCCAAACCGGATTCGTAATCGGCACGATTTTCAAGCCGTGCCGCTTCGGCATCGGCAACAAACGCGGCGAGTTCGATAAGGGCGCCATCCAAAGCCACGATACCCTCATGGACGATGCTTTCGATTTCCCGTGAAGCGATCTTCATGACGGCCTTTCTTTCCTGACGGAAACGGAAACGGAGACGCATGACGCCTTGATAATACCAAGCAGCTCGAAGGCATCGTGGGGGGTCGCGTCATGGCGGCCGGCAAGCGCGGTAATCCGCATCTCGATGGAACGCAGCGTTTTTTCGAGTTCGGCGACGCGGGTGTTGCGAAGTTCGAGCATCGACTGGAGCCGCGTCGAATGGATGCAAAGCTCGTTGGCGCTCCGCATGACGATGCACTGCAGTTCATCGAGGGGTGAGGTTTCGATGGTCATTGCTCCGCCTCCTCGCACGGTATCGCGTCGACGAGGTTGATGGTGCGCGGAGACGGGGCGAGACGTTTGGGGTTAACGCTCATGGCCCCGCCTCCGCGCTTCTCGCCAGCGCCGCCAAGGGGGCAGGCGGGCCGGGGAAATTTAAGTGGCACATGACCGTCCACGGCGATGCGTTGGGCGAGCGCCGCGATCTCAATGGCGCAGGCTACGCCATCGCCATGGCTTGTCGCCGTCAGCAGCTCCGATGCCGCCGCGAACAGGCGCGCCATGCAAAGACGCGGATCGCCATATTGCGCACGGTCACGCACAACCGCGAAGGCGGCGCGCTGGCGGAAGTCTTGATCGGACATCGCGCTCATGACTGGCCTCCTTCCTCGGGAGTGAGGGTGGGATTGAGGTGAAGCAACCGGAAAGCCTTGCCTGCTTCTTCGGCCGCGATGCTCAGATTTTGCACGGCGGCCACCGCGCCAACCAGGGGCTTGCCATCCGCGTTTAGGCGCCAGGCTTCCAAGAGGACCGCGATGGCGGCGTGGATATGCATGAGATAAATGCCATTCATGGAGAGGTCCTCGCCTTTTTAGATTTGCGCCGGCGTTGTTTGGACGGCTTGGTTTTGACTTGCTCCAGTTTCCGCTCGCTATCCCCGCAGCTAGGGCACATCACGGGATAACCCGCGCGGGTGTCGAGATACTCTCCGCAGCAAGAGCAGCAGGTGCCGTCGAGCATCATTTCCGCGTATTCGCCCATCACGCGGCCTTCCTCTGTGAGATGGCGAGAAAGGCGCGGTAGCCCCGTCCCACGATGCGTTTCCAATCGGTGGCGGCGTGATCGCGGAAGGCGTTCTCGATGCCGCCCCAGTCGAGCTTCACGAAGTCTTCGGCGGCGTTGGCGATGCCGCCTTCAAGCTCTTGGGCGTCCTGTTCGCTGCCCCAGAACAGGTTGCGGATTTCGATATCGGAATCTTCGTCGTCCTGGACCAGGCGCATGAAGAGCTGGACGACGCCGAACCCGCGCTTGGGTTCGACGAAGGCAAGCGCGCCGTCTTTGGTGCAGAACAGCCCGGCTTCGAGTTCGCAAAGATATAAGAGGGGGTAGACTGGACCGTCATTGGGCAGCTCGTGCCCAAAGCGGCCGTCGATCTGGATAAGGGTCATTGGAGGTGGCCTTGCGATGTATGATCTACTCATCCATACAAGCGCAGGCTGAAGCGCCCGTCAAGCAAAAACTTATGAAAATCTCATATATGCGAAAAAGTCAGAAATCGATGATCGCCGAGCGGACCCGGCCAAGGATGTAGTTATCCTTGTCCGGCACGAATGTAATGGTTTCAAAGGATATGTTCGAGGGCGTGAGCACGATGTAGGTGACTCCATCCTGGATCGTGCGTCCGAACCGCCGCACGAGCGCTTCCTGGAAACCCTTGACGATGGCCATCACCAAATCGCCAGGCTGCGGTTCGCTGGCCGGATCGGTGATCGCGATGTCTCCCGGTTTCAGCGATGGCACAATTCGTTGGACCATCGATTTATCGGTGATTGAAACGGCGAACGCAGTATGTGGCGTATCCTTAGGCATGGCAATGTACTCAACAGGTTCTGCTGGAAGTACATTATCTCTAATTTGTGCAAAAATCATCAATTCTTTTAGCGCATAGAGAGGAATTTGCTTAAGAGGAACAATTAATTGCGAAATTTTGTGCGGCTTGATGGGTGCTTCCCCGCCTTTGCCGTACAAAAGCCAATCGACGGACACCGCGAAAAACCGGGCATAGCGAATTAGCTCCTTCCGAGGAATTAAGCCGTACCGTTCGTGCCCCGAATAGGTGGAATAAACGACTCCAATGGCTGCAGCCGCCTTGCGAGCCGATTTATAGCCTCGCTTCTCGCGCGCCCGTTTTAATCGTGTTCCCATGTGGTCATTCATAATGAATTTTTCATAACCGCTGCAACTATGAATTGGCCATTGACGGAATTTATGGATTGCTCATATGCTAAGCGCATGACACATAAGGTTAATTTATCCACGCATGCGGAGCTAATGCGCGGCTTGGGGGGCTACAAAGCGGTGTCCGAGGCGTTGACGGGGGCGTTAGCCGAGGACGTTCCCTATCCGACCGTCGCCTCGTGGGCGGTCAACGGTATCCCGGTGCGCGTTTGGACGGAATTCATCGCCTTCGCGAAGGACGCGGGCGTCACGGTTACAGCCGACGAATTGCTGCGCACCCGTCCGCGGCGGACGAAGATCGAGCGGCGGATAAGGCGTAAACACTCGCGCGCTGGAATCGCGGCAAGTCATGGGGTGGCGTCATGACGGCCACTCATGCGAGGGCGGCATGGCCCGTGGAACTATTCGAGAAAGCCGCGGCAATGTGGCGCGAAGGCGCATCGGGCGCCATGATAGGCGCCGCCATCGGCAAAACCCGTGAGGCGATCATAGGGGCGATGCATAGGGCTGGCGTCCGGCAAGGTTCAAAAAACTCCGCGAACGACAAGCGATTCAAGCCAGGACCGCGGAGAAACTATCGGGCCGCGCCCATGGCGCAATCGAAATTCAGGCTATTCCCAATCCTCGGCGCCAGCAATGAAATCAGGCGGAATCCGCCCGCACCGGTCAAGATGGACACAATCCCTTCCGCGCCTGAATCGCTGCGTCTGCCCATGACACAACTTGAGACCGGCCGGTGCCACTGGCCAACCCATGAGCAAGGCGGCCTGCATCTTTTCTGCGGCCAGCCCACCGATCCCTTTTAGGTCTATTGCCCTTGTCATGGCCGGGCGGTCACCGGCCGTGGAATGCGTCAACTAAAGGCTCAAGCCAAAGCCGCGCAATGGAGTTCGTGCAATGCTGGATGTTGAGAGCTGGCTGAAGTCCAAGGATGGCTAGAAAGCGATGGATGCCTTGCGCCAAGGCGATGGATGCCTTGCGCCAAGGCGATGACCTGAAAGCGGTCGCAACGCGCTTTAAGGTCTCGCAGGATTACTTAAACCGCGCCATTGCATTCTCGCGAGTGCTGCCGCCGTGGGCGGTAGAGGCGGTCAGGATGTACAAAGCCGGAAACTTGATCGGCGAGATCAAGCGGAAAACCGGTGTCACCCATAGGGTGCTTTACCACGCGCTCACTGAAATGCATGTCGATTACCGCCACAAGCACTATTCGGCCGGTGCGGGCGCTTGGTGCGCTTGGTGCGGAGACCCGCTCCCCGCCGGCTTCAACCGCAAAACATGCGACGGCGAATGTTTAAGCGAGTTGATGTCCGATTATGCACGCCGGCGCCACCGGGCCAAGGAGGAGTTCCAATCATGCGCGTAAACGGCATCGATCTGACCCCTTTCTCTCCCCAGCAGCAAGTCTTCATTTCGACGCTGGCGCTGCGCCACCCTGGCCTCGTTAGCAGCCGCGAGCTGATCGAGGCGATCTTTCCCGATCCCGATGAAGAGCCCGATGGCGCCGCCCGCATCGTCAACGTCCAGGCCCATAGAATCCGCGCGAGATGGAATAATCGCGACTGGCGTCTCGCCTCGCGTCTCGGGCGCAGCGGCGGCTATTATCTGGAGCGTATCCATGCCGGCGATTAAGTGTGCGCTGCTGGGCATCGCGGTGGACGCTCAAATCAAGTCGTCCAAAACGGGCAAGGAATATCTCGCCATCGAGCTGGCTGGCGACGATGAAGATGGCGACAAGCTCTGGGTCGCGTCCTTCCAGGGCGTGAAGCGATTGGTCGAGATCATCAAGCCGGGTTCGCATCTCTACATCAAGGGCAAGGTCAAGCTCAACCGCTGGACTGGCTCGGATGGCGTTGCGCGCGCCGCACTCGCGATCACCGCCTCGGAGGTCGAGGTTTTGTTCGAACGCGAACCCACTCTCGATTTGAACGGCCGCAAAGCCCGCGGCGCGGGCGCTTACATGGCCGGCGGTCCTGGAACCGAGTTTACGTCCGTGCCCGCGCCCAAGGACGGCAAGACTAGGCACGAGCGCCCCTTCGACGATCCCATAGACGACATTATGCACGGCCCGGACCAGCAACCCAACGCATGAGGTCTTCATGGCCTTCGACGCCCATGCGGCCATCGCAGGCCATGAAGGCAAGGTTTTGGCGGCCCTCGGTATTGCGTGGCCGTCCGCCGGGCGGAAGCATATTAAGTGTCCGCTCGGCACTCATGAGGATAACGATCCGTCCTGGCGCTGGGATGATAACGGCCGGCGCTGGTATTGCACATGCGGCGAAGGACATGGAAGCATCTTCGACGCGGTGATGCAGATCAAGGGCATCGAGTTCAAGGAAGCCGTCAGTTTTGCGATGGACGTGGCGGGGCTTTCACAACAAACCGCGAGTGTAAAGCCGCAAGCTGCTAATGGGCATGCGAACGGCCATGCAAAGGCCCAGGCGCCGGCGGCTCACTCCCGCCCGGCGAAGCAGCCGGCCGCGGCCGATCTGCGCCATTTCCAATATGGGGCGCCATCCCGCTTCTGGACCTATCAGCTCGCCGATTATAGCCTCGTCGAGGTCCGCGCCCGGTATGACGGCGAGACTGTCGAAACGCTCGCGGGGAAGGCCAAGGAAGTTATCCCGTGGCGCTGGAACGGGCACAAATGGGTCATTGGCCAGATGGCGGGCCCCCGCCCCCTCTACCGCCTGCCGGATATCGCGACGGACCGGGAGGCGCCAATCCTTGTGACCGAGGGCGAGAAGGCTGCCGATAAGGGTCAGGAACTTTTCCAGGATTATATCGCCACCACGGCGTCCGGCGGCGCCAAGGCTCATGCCGGCATGGATTGGAGCGTGCTCAAGGGCCGCGATATCACGATCTGGCCTGACAATGACGAAGAGGGCCGCGCTTACGCCCAAGCCGTGGCCACGCATGCCAGGAACGCCGGGGCCGCCTGTGTGCGCATCGTACAAGTCCCGGAAAGCTGGCCGCACAAATGCGACCTGGCCGACGAGCTGCCCGATAGCGCCGATCTGCGCGAGATGCTGGACGAGGCCAAAGAGTTCAACGGCACCGGAGACGATCCTGAATTCCCGGTCATAAACGCCGCCGAGCTCGTGAAGACGCGCGCTCCAAAACGGCAATGGCTGGTGGAGAATTGGATACCGCATCGCGACGTATCGGCGCTAGGTGCCGATGGCGGAACGGGAAAGAGTCTGCTGGCGCTGCAGCTCGCCGTCGCTGTCGCCGCCAGTGTGAGCTGGATGTGCCTGGACGTGAGGCCGGGCCCCGCGCTTTATGTGAGTGCGGAGGATGACAAAGACGAACTGCACTACCGGATAGAGCAAATCGTGGAAAACTCAGCACTTCCTTTGGATTTGTCGAAACTCACCTTGATTAATCTCGCTGGAAAAAACGCCATATTAGCCGTTCCTGGACCCAAGGGGCTACTTCTGGAAACCGATGAGTTCGCAAAGCTCGACGCGGTCATAGCTGCGTTGAAGCCACGGCTTGTGGTGTTCGACAGCCTAGCCGATTTCTTTGGCGGCAATGAGATCGATCGTGCCCACGTCCGCGGCTTCGTCACCATGCTTCGCAAGCGCACAATGCTTTACGATTGTGCCGGCCTATTGCTCATTCATCCCTCCGTCGACGGCATGAAAACCGGACGCGGCTATTCGGGCTCGACGCATTGGAATAATGCCGTCCGGTCCCGGATGTACATGACCGTTCCCGGCGGCGAGGATGGCGACGAACCGGACCCTGATTTGCGCATGGTCGAGCTTATGAAAGTCAACCGCACGCGAAAGGGCCAGAAAATGTGGATGCGGTTTAAGGACGGCATCTTCGAACCGGAAGCGCGCGCCTCCCTGCCCGCCTTCGAGAGCCAGCTTGCTTGTGAGAATCAGCTGCTGAAGCTTGTCCGCGCCATCAACGAATCGGGGCGGGAAGTAAGTCCGCATCTGGGGAGGAATTATATGCCATCGATGGCCGCCAAGCACCCCGAAAGTCGTGGCTACAAAGCGCGCGATTACGAGCGCGCCATGGAGACCTTGCTGGGCTCTGGTAAACTTAAGGTTGCAACTTATGGCCCCCCCTCAAAGCAGCGCTCACGGTTGGAGATAGCCCCATGTTAGAATATTTTTGCTTCCATCCCCCCTGCCAACGGAATATTATTCTCTTCCAACGGGCCTGCCAGCGGCCTTCCAACCGGCTTCCAACCGGCTTCCAAGGGGGGTGCCTTCCATCCCCCCCCGTACCCCCCCCTCACGCGCATACACGCGCGTAAGGAAATTCATCCCCGCCCTTCCAACGCCAGGCCGCTTGGAAGGCGGCCCGCCGTTGAAAGCGCTTACAACCGAGAGATACAACCAGCCATGACCGGTCAACTACCCGAACAATCCTGGGTGAGCATGAACGTCGAATGGTACGAATTCCAGCGGGGCTATCCCGTGAATCTTGAGGCGAAAGCCCACAGAATCCTAATGCGGCAACCAGGCTGGATAAGGGTTTCCGGGGGCCTGCTATTCGACATCCGTTGCACATGGTACAGCGGAGAGCGTCAGCGCTGGCATTGCATCGCGAAGTTCGACATCCGATGCACACCCGATGGCAAATGGGAGATTTGAGATGGCGCAAACCCCCCACCTGGCACTTGGCCGCTTAAGAACGGGCGAGATGAATAAGACCGAGGCGGCTTATGCCGCCTATCTGGAGATGCAGCGCATTGGCGGAATGGTGGCTTGGTACAAATTCGAGAGCGTCAAGCTACGCCTAGCCGATAAAACGTTCTATTCGCCGGATTTTGCGGTGATGCTCTCTTCAGGCGAACTCCAAATGCACGAAGTCAAAGGCTTTTGGCAGGATGATGCCCGCGTGAAGATCAAGGTGGCTGCGGAGCTTTATCCCTTCCAATTTATCGCGTTTCAGCCGCTACCCAAGAAGGCCGGCGGCGGCTGGAAGCAGGAGGAATTCTGAGCATGACCATCGCCAGTTCCAACAGCGCTCCCCCACGGCTCAAATTCGAGGTTCTCGCCACGATACGGCACATCGCCCAAAAAGACGGGTGGTACTTCGAGATAATCCAGGATTCTGGGCACGAATTCCGTGCCGTGACTTATCGCAAGGAGAGTGCCGCGATTGTCGATGACGATGTGTTCGCCACCTTCGGCGAGGCGGCGGGCTGGCTTGAAGAACAGGCCGAACGAATAGCCGGTACAGGCGCGGTCCTGGCCATCAATCCGGGCAAGGCCGCGCGTCCATGATCGAACGGGGCAAGCGCGGCGAAACCGTCTACCGGCGCGCCTACGAACTTGGCCGCTCTAGCGGAGCTATCGGACCAGGCTGTCAAGAAATCGCGATGGAAGGATTGCGGTCTGGGTTAACTACAAATGAAGTCTATCGTCATATCGGGCGCGGCATCCAAAGAGCCCGATTGACGAACGCAAGGTTACGAGTTATCAAAAAGAGCTGACTTGCGTCATGCGTGAACGTATAACAGACTTGCATTACTGGAAACAGTATCGGAGTTTGTTCGGAAGGAGCCTGGATGACTGTTAGTGGTTGTCATCCAGGCGACTCCAAGCAGCAAGCAAACGGTACGCGCGAATAACCAGGAATGGGCGGCATGAAGTCCGATCTCGTCGATATCCCCTGCATGATCGTTCGGGAAACCGAAAAAGCTTATCTAATCGATGATGGTACAAAGCAGGTCTGGCTGCCTAAATCGCAGTGCGAAATCCAACAGGAGGGCATTATGGCGGATGGCTCCCCCGCATTAGTAGCGGTAATGTCAGAGCGTTTGGCCGCAGAAAAAGGACTGATATGAGAAATCTAACTTCTTGCCATTTGCAGTTAATCGAGAAGAACTCGCGATGACTGTCAGATATACCGCGGCATGGTTCGATGACGACACTCCTTATCTACAAAGTAGGGATAAGCCCATCACGATTACCACTATCTCCATTTATCAGCCGGAAAAGTTAGCTTTCGATACTGGGCTTTTGGATCGCAATGGCTCGAAAATCTGGAGGATAGAGGAACATGACCCAATCGGGTTTCATCCGGTGAAACGGCAAAACCCGTTCTAGCGGGATCGCAAGAGCTTAAACCCCATTCCAACAGGAAAACCCATGGCAGGCTCGGTCAACAAAGTAATTCTCATCGGCAACTTGGGAGCTGACCCAGCGGTCCGGTATACCCAAGATGGCAAGCCCATCGCCAACATGCGGCTAGCGACATCGGAGAGCTGGAAGGACAAGCAATCTAGCGAGCGCCGGGAGAAGACGGAATGGCATAGCGTCGTCATCTTCAACGAACCGCTGGCCAAGATCGCCGAGCAATACCTGAAAAAGGGCTCGAAGGTCTACATAGAGGGCGCGCTGCAAACCCGGAAATGGCAGGATCAGGGCGGCAACGACCGCTACAGCACGGAAGTTGTGCTGCAGGCATTCAACGGCAAACTGGTGCTGCTTGGCGATGACAAAAACGGCGGCGGCAACGAAAGTGCGGGCGCCGCCGGAAAGGAACCGGCGTCGGACAAGCGGGCGAGTTCACCGCAAGAGCGGGTCGACGACGCGGTTCCGTTCTGAGCGGAACGATAGGGCGTTCCCCGGCGAGGGGAGAAAATCTACGCGATCACGATGTCACGGCTGGTTAATAAGTAGTAAATGAGTGCTTATTACAATGAGATCGATCCCTATGCCGCCCAATGGCTCCGAAATCTCATCGCTGCCAGGCTTATCGCTGCTGGAGATGTGGACGAGCGATCAATCGTCGATGTTGCCGCCGGAGACCTTACCGGATACACGCAATGCCATTTCTTCGCGGGCATTGGGTGCTGGTCGGAAGCGCTCCACCTCGCGGGCTGGCCGGACGAGCTGCCCGTCTGGACCGGATCGTGTCCCTGTCAGCCGCTTTCGGTCGCGGGACAGCGGAAAGGCCATGCCGACGAACGACACCTCTGGCCCGCTTTTTACCGCCTCATCGCCGAGTGCCGGCCTACAGCGGTGTTTGGAGAACAGGTTGCGAGCAAGGATGGACGTGAATGGTTCGCTGGAATACGCGCTGACCTGGAAAGCGTGGCATATGCCTGCGGGGGTGCCGATTTGTGCTCTGCGGGCGTTGGGGCGCCGAACATCCGGCAGCGGCTTTATTGGGTGGCTTACGCCGATGGCGGGTACGCCAGCTCAGAACGGCCACAACGAGGCCGGGAACACGGACAGCTCGCGCAAGACGGTTGCAATGCTCACGGGCTGGCCGACGCCGCAAGCACGCGATCATTTCCCGGCTCATTCCGAGGAATATGTGGCGGAGAAGAAGGCGCAGGGGCATGGCATGGCGAACTTGAACGATGTCGCCCAGATGGCGTTCAAGGGCTGGCCCACGCCGGACACGAACAAGCGCGGCGGCCCCCAACAGCCGGAGAAGCGGAAAGCGGGCGGTCATTCGGTGACGCTGCAGGATGCGGCGGAGACGTTGCGGGGCTGGGCGACGCCTCGGGCGCGGGATCACAAAGGCAATGGCGTGAGTATCGCCCGTGCGGCGAAAGGCATCGCGGACTCGTTGGATACGCAATGCAAACTGGTGTGCCGCAATGGAATGGACCAACCGTCGCCATTAGATGCGCGGATGGCGCACGGCGGGTATCGGCTCAACCCGATGCATTCCCTCTGGCTCATGGGGTTAAGGCCAGAATGGGATGCCTGCGCGCCTACGGCAACGCCATCAATCCGATCCTCGCGGCGGAGTTCATCAAAGCCGCGCAAGAGTGCGGACCCTGACAACCAACATCAACTAGAAGGAGAGCAGTCCTAATGCCACGGCCTTTCGAACATACGCTCATGGAGATGCGCAACGGGCGCGTCGCCGAGCAGCTTACCGATGCATGGGGCGACCTTATCGCCGCCGTCCAGTGCACCGGCAAACCCGGCAGCATGACCGTCGTTTTTTCGGTCAAGCCATCCGGCGACAACGGCATGGAGATCGTCACCAAGGTCACGGCCAAGGAACCCAAGCCCGAAACCGGCGCCAGTTTTTTCTATGTGGACCTAGAGGGCAATCTCACGCGGGCTGACACCCGGCAGCGCGATATATTCGAAACGGTCGCGGGCGGCATCCCCGACCGGGTAAAAGTCCAGCACAGCAATTCTTAAACCGCGGCCCTTGGAGAAAAATCGTGACCGGACAATCAGCAGAAACAGTCGCCTTGATCGAGCGCGCAATTCGCTTAGGCGCCCAGCTTACCGAGGCCAAGCAGAAACCCGACGGCTCTGGATTCGTCGTCGTGGCGCCGCAAGACATGCGCGTCCACGAGTTTGCAAACCCCGAATTCCTGGGAAACCATGTGAAGCAGCAGCTTTCCATCGAACACCCGGACGATTTTATCGCCTACCTCCTGACCCATAGGGATAAGGCCGGCCAGACCGTCGTCTTCGCCGATCAGGGCAACCTGCGGCTTATCGGCGTGCTGAACTATCATAGGCCGGATGCGCCAAGTTACGCCGATCATCGGGCAATTTTTCCTATGCAGTTCGATCCGACCTATGCGGCCTGGCGCCAATGCAACGGAAATTGGATGGAACAAGTCGAGTTCGCCCGCTTCCTCGAAGAGCACGCGCAAGACGTTATCTCGCCCGCCGCGGCCACGATTATTGAGATCGCCTCCTCTCTTGAGGTCAAGACTGAGGTCGATTTCAAGAAAGCGATCAACCTGCAGAACGGGGCGGTCCAGCTTCAATTCGTCGAGCGCAACGCGGAACGCACGTCTGGCAACTTTGAAGTACCGAAGCAGTTAGTAATTGAAACGCCCATTTATTTCGGTGGAGAACTAGTTCAAATCTTCATGTTTTTCCGGTATTCGGCGAAGGGAGGAACACTTAAATTCAAGCTCGACTTGCACCGATGGCAATACAATGAGCGCGATGCGTTCTTGAATATTTCGTCTCGGATCGGAAAAGAGTGCGCTGTTCCGGTTTACCTTGGCAGAATGAACTAACCGGGAACGCGCGCAAGCCCCGGCCTAACCGCTGGGGCTTGCGCACCCAAGGCGAACGGAGAAACAGCCATGACCGAAACGGTCGATCCAATCGAAGAAGCGATGGCGCGGGCGGCGTGCTGGACCGAAAGTGTGGACCCCGATGAGACTGTTCGCCTCGGTCCAAGCGGCCAGATTTCACCGCTGCCATTTGGGCTGCCCGTGGACTTCGGTGTCCCGCGCTGGCATGCTCATCTAGCGGAGGCGCGGAAAGTGCGCGCGATGATCGGGGCGATGCGGGCAACCGCAACGGCCGGCGAGAATGTCGATGCTCTCGCGGTAAGGGAATCCATCGTTGCCATGATCCGAAAGCGGCAAGATTGCTATGTCCGAAAACTTGGCGAGCTGAATGTGCCCGGCCCATATAGAGCCCAGCATGTTACCGTTGTACGCGAGCTGCAGCACATCATCGATCTTATCGGACCTCAGGCTGAAGAGAAGGAGCCCGCAGCTCATGGCTAAACGCCGCCGCAAACGCAACCAGCATAACGACCCCGCGCTGACCCACTCTCAGCTGCAAATGCTGATTCCCGGCGGCTCCGTCAACAAGCACCGCGCCCGCCGCGACGAAATCGAAATCGAAACCCGCGCCGCGACGGAGGGCGGAACCGCGATGATCGCGGGCGAGTACATCTCCACCGCGGTCCGGAAATTGATGGCGCGCGGCGCGGTAACTCTCGAAGAGCATACCGCCGTGCAAAATTTTATCCGGGACCGCGATTTGGCTTATGCCTCTAGCACAAATGCGCTGGCCGCGATCCAAGTGGATTGCAATGGCGACGGCACGGGCGGCATGGAACGCAAGGTCCATCATTCCCTGCGGTTCGAGCACGCCCGCGCCTGGCTGCATTCCCAGATGTTCCGCGTTGCCCAAGCCGGCATCCTCGACGATGGCGACGCCGACATCGGCCGCGGTTTCACCGCCATCGGGGCCGACATGCTGCCGGGATATTCGAAGCAGGAACAGCTCGCCGCGGGACAAGGGTGCCTCGTTATGGTAATCCGGGAATTGGCCGTGATCTACGGCGCGCGGAACCCTGACCGGTCCAGGATCGTGGTGAATGACTGAACGAGGGAACTTGCGCTAGATTATGTGCCCGTGGGTGCCGAGGCGCTGTCGCGGGCGGCGATCCTGACTTTCAGCCAGGTGTCGATTTCCTCTTCCAGCCAGCAAATAGTAGTTGTGCCCAACGGCACCTTTTTCGGAAATGCGCCGGTTTCAATCAGCCGGTCCAGGTGCTGGCGACTATAATAAATCCCCTTCTGGTCGCGGAGGTCGCGATATCGAAGAATGCGCATGACAAACCTCGTTAGTTGTTGCGGGCGGCGATTCGCGCTTCCTGCCAGGCGTCAATCTCTTCCTCTAGCCAGGCACTCGTATTTTTGCCCAGTTTGACGGGCGGCGGAAATTCACCAACGGCGATAAGGCGGTAGGTGTGAGCTTTCGAAAACGGGTGTCCAAGGGATTTCAGATCCCGAAATCGGTACATGCGTTTGGGCATTTCAGGCAACTCCATGCTGTCTTAATGTGGCCCACGCTGGCACGAGTCGTTGCCTGAGAACACAGAGATTAATTTGCCGCCAACTTTTCTTCACAGCTCTTTTTATGCGCCAGCCACGATTTCGCAGCTTTTTTATTCGAAGGAGACCCATGGAAAACCGTCAATGCGGAGATTGCCAGCTCTGCTGCAAGCTATTGCCGGTAAGGGAACTTGGCAAGAAGGCCAATACCCGCTGCCGCTACCAGCGTCATGGCAAGGGATGCAAGGTCTATGGGCGCCGGCCGCATTCTTGCCGGCTTTGGAATTGCCGCTGGCTTGGCGGCGACGTGCCCGCCGGTATTCGCCGCCCCGACCGCGCCGGTTATGTCATCGATGTCATGCCCGACTTCATTGAGTTTAAAAATGAAGAAGGATTGATGCGGTTTCCTATTATTCAGATCTGGGTCGATCCGCTGCATTCCCTTGCCTACCGCGACCATAGGCTGCTGGCTTATCTCGAAAAGCAGTGGGAAATTGGCGTCTTGGGCCTGGTGCGGTTCGATTCCCGCGCCGCCATTGTCATGATCCCGCCGGCCTGGTCTGGTGAACCTGACTGGATCGAAAGGGGCGGCACCACCGGTACGGTAGAGCATTCGACCGAGCAAATTTTGGGTGCCATCGCGGCGGCGAACTAAAATTTCACCCTCTTGACAAACATATGCGTTTGTGTCCTAAATTTCGTCAGTCTCAAGAATTGTGCGCGGAACCACCTCCCCACACTTCCCTTTCCCGCCCTTCCCGCCTTTGACCGCCCCGACGGAGACCGTAGCCATGGCCACCACAGTGCTCAATAGCCTGCTCAATTCGCTTGCCTCTTCGCTGCCCGCCGCCCTCAGCAATGTGCTGAGCACCAGCGGCCAGGCGTCGGCGCAGATCGAGCAATATGTCGCCCAGATCGAGGGCGCCATCGACAATCCGGCAATGGTGGCGCTGTTCGCGCACGACATCATGTCGACGCCTTCGGTTCCGCCGGCCGCGGCTTTCATCGCCGCGAAGATCATGACGCTTTCGCAAAATCCGGCGACCTATAATCCCACGCTCGTGATGTCGCTATGCCAGGCCATTCTGTCCACGATGGCGCAGCAGAATTCGAGCATTCTGGGCGGCCTCGCCGGGTTTGCCGGCACGCTGACCGGTACGACCACGACGACCACGACGCTCGGCTGATAGCGGCGGCGGACCCGATGCAAGGCGCGGCCATGAGCCGCGCCAATTTATTTCATGAAATCCCCAAACAAGGCCGTAAAGCCGAAACGGAAGCGCGTTTTTTATAGCCGCGCGCTTGCCATCGAAATCTGCGACCGGCTCGCGAACGGCGAGACGCTGCGCCAGATTGAACGCGCCGAAGGAATGCCGAACCGGGTCGCGATCATCGCCTGGTCGAACCGCGACGTTGACGGTTTCGCGGAACGTTACGGCCGTGCCCGCAATGTCTGGCTCGATCTTCTCGCCGATGAACTCATCGATATCGCCGACGACGGTACGAACGACTGGGTAGAGCGAGAGACCGGCGATGGCACCAAAACCGTATTCGACAACGAACACGTCAGGCGTTCCCATATACGCATCGATACGCGGAAATGGATTCTCTCAAAACTGCGGCCTGGGAAGTATGGCGACAAGCTTGCGCTCGATCATAAATTGGAGCCCGTCGATGTCAAGCACGCTCACACCGTAAAACTCGAAGACCTGAAGTCTATGTCGATTGATGAACTTGCGCAATTCTATCGAGAGAAGGCTGCTGCGGCTGGAGGAGATCAACCGGAATCCTGAGCTCATCCCGATCGAGCTTGAGATTTGCCGCCGGGACATTCTACATTGGTTCAAGTGGTGGGTCTGGACCTACGATCCCAGGCGCGCCGCTTATGGCGAGATTACCTGGCTTCCCTTCGATCTTTACCCGAAGCAGATCGAACTTATCCAATGGTTCGGCGACCGGCTGAAGGCGCGCGAAGAAGGGCTTGTCGAAAAGAGCCGGGAGATCGGGTTTACCTGGCTCGCTGGCGGGTTTGCCGCCCATCGCTGGAGGTTTACGCGAGGCTTTAAGACTACTTTTGGGTCGCGCATCGTCGATTATGTCGATAAGGCAGGCAGTCCGGATTGCATCCTCGAAAAAGTCCGGATGCTCATCCTCGGACTGCCGCGATGGATGCTTCCAGCGGGTTTCAACCGTCGCGCGCATTTCAATTATTGCCGCCTGATCAATCCGGAAAACGGTAGCATCATCGGCGGAGAAGGTGGCGATCAGATGGGCCGCGGCGGCCGGTCCACGATGTATTTCATCGACGAAGCCGCTTTTATCGAGCACGCCGAAACCGTGGCAGCCTCCACATCGGGAAACACCGATGTCCGCATCTGGGGTTCGACGGTCAACGGCCCTGGTAATTTCTTCGCGCGGAAACGGTTCGGCGGTAGCTTGCGGCCAAACCAGCTCTTCCGGTTCCATTATTCCGACAACCCATCGATGACGCCGGAGCGGATCGAAGAGAAGAAGTTAAAATTGGAGCCTTATCAGTGGGCCTCTGAATATGAAATCGATTACTCCGCCTCGGTCGAAGGGATCTGCATCCCGGCCAAATGGGTCGAGGCCGCCAAGAAAATCGGCAAGCTGGTCAAGGCCGAGCCTAGTGTCGAGGGTATCGCTGGCGGCGACGTGGGCGGCGGCGGCAAGGCAAAATCGGTCGTTGTGCCGCGCTTCGGCCCTATCGTCATGCTGCCCCGGTCCTGGAAAGATGGCGACACCAATGAAACCGCTTACCGGATGCTGGACGCCTGCTGCGAAATCACCGCGATGCGCTCCGATGGCACGGTCTGCAAAATCCGGTCGCTCCGTTACGACGCTCCCGGCGTTGGCCTTGGCGTGCAATCGACGCTCAACCACACCCACCGGCCCGGCCTGTCGGTTACGGGCGTGAATACCGGTGTCGCTCCCACCGATATGGATTGGCCGGATGGAGAGACCTCGGCTGAGAAATTTCTGAACCTCAAGGCCGAAGGCTGGGCGCTCTGCCGGGAACGCATCAAGGCGTCATACGAAAAACTGCTCTTTCTCGAAGGCAAAGAGGGCGGCATCGATCATCCCGTCAGCGATCTGTTGATCCTGCCCGACGACAGCGAAGGCCCCGACGCGACGCTATTGGCCAGCCAGCTCAGCATCGTCAAATGGTCGCGCAACGAAAAGGGCAAGTATATGATCGAGCCCAAACAGAAACTCGCCTCGCGTGGCATTGCCTCCCCCGATCATGCCGACGCCTTGGTGCTGACTTTTACCGGTTATTCCGCCGTTGAAATCTGGATGAAGTTGGCGGGGTAATGGTAGGCATCAAGAAGTCAACCGTCGCGCGGGCGCGCCGCGATGAAACCAAAACGCTGAAGGATTTGGAGAAAGCGGGCCGCACGGTCGCCAAGGCGGCGCAAACCGCGGACGCACAGGTTTCGGATTCGTTTCAGAATTTCGCCCTGCAACTCGGCGTGGGCACCGACAACGCGATGTCGGGTTCGACCTATGGGTTCAACCCCATCACCCGGCTTCGGGTGCTGCTGGAATGGGCCTATCGTGGGTCCTGGATCGCCGCTATCTCGGTCGATGCCGTTGCTGACGATATGACGCGCGGCGGCATCGATCTGCAATCGACGATCCCGCCGGATGAAGTAGAGCGCCTGCATAAGGCGTTCACCAAATTCAAGATTTGGCAATCGCTCAACGAAACCATCAAGTGGGCGAGGCTCTATGGCGGCGCGATCGCCGTTTATCTGATCGACGGTCAGGATTTCTCGACGCCGCTCCGGATCGACACCATCGGCCGGGACCAATTCAAGGGCCTGCTCGTTCTCGACCGCTGGATGATCGAGCCGAGCCTTAACGACCTCGTGACCGTGCTTGGCCCCGATATGGGGATGCCGAAATATTACACCGTGACAACCGATGGCCCGGCGCTGCGCGGACAGAAAATCCATCACAGCCGCGTCATCCGTTTCGACGGTATCAAGCTTCCTTACTGGCAGAAGATTGCGGAGAATCTCTGGGGTCTTTCGGTCCTGGAACGGCTCTATGATCGTCTTGTCGCCTTCGACAGTGCCACGCAGGGCCTGGCCCAGGCGATGCACAAGATGCACTTGCGCATCATCAAGATCGATAAGCTCCGCGCATTGATCGCGGCCGGCGGCCCCGCCTACAATGCGGTGCTGCAGCAGGTCGCGATGATGCGGCGGTTTCAGTCCAACGAGGGCATCACCATCCTGGACGGCGCCGACGACTACGTGCCGAACCAGGTCAATATCAACGCAGGCTATTCCGACGCGCTGATTCAATTCGGCCAGCAAGTTTCCGGCGCGAACGGTATTCCGCTCGTCCGCATGTTCGGACAATCCCCCGCCGGGCTGAATTCGACGGGAGAGTCCGACATCCGGCTCTATTACGATGGCGTCAACGAAGATCAGGAAAACGACCTTCGCGTCCCATTGATCATGGTTGGCAATATCGTCGCCCGCAGCGAGGAAATCGCGCTGCCCGAGGAATGGTCGTTCAAGTTCAGGCCGCTCTGGCAACTCAAGGAACCCGAAAAGGCCGACATCAACGCGAAGGAGGCCGCGACGATCCTGGACGCGCAAGAGCGCGGCATCGTCGATCATCCAACCGCGCTCAAGGAGCTTCGGGAGAGCGGGCGGCGCACCGGCCATTGGAGCAACATTACCGACGAAATTATCAAGCAGGCCGAACAGGAACCGGCGCCTAGCGCGGCGGAGATGCAGGCCGGCGGCGCTCCTGGGATGCCGGGGCAAGAGCCCGGCAGCGGGGAAGAGCCTGGCGCGGGCGAAGGCGGCAAGAAGCTGTCGGACCTGCTACCGAAGCCCCGGTTGATATCCAGCCTTAATAGCAAGGACAATGCGCGCCGGCTGCCATTTATCAGAATCGCCGGCCTGCCAGTGCGGATCGAATGCTTCAGGGGCAACGAACGCTGGAAGGGCGGTCCAACCTGGCCGGCGGACTACGGCTATATCGAGGGCACCAAAAGTGCTGAAGGCCCGGATGAAGCGATGGATTGCTTCGTAGGCCCGTACCGTGAAGCCGGAATGGCCTGGATCTTCGACCACAACGGCAACGATGGCCGTTTCGAGGAGCACAAGATCATGCTGGGCTATCGCGACCCCGATACAGCGCGCGCCGATTACGCGCTAAGCTATGGCCGGGAACCCGCCGGATGGCTGGCTTACCGCGCGGACGAACTCGCGCATTGGCTCAAGACCGCCGATGTCACCAGGCCCGTGACGGGCACGCATAAGGTGATGGCGGCGTAATGGGCTTCCATCATCACGTTCATATCGATGACACGGATTGGAAAGAAGAGCTGCACTGCGTTTCACGAGGAAATATTGGCCGGGAGCAAAGACGAGCCAGGCGCATTCGATGAGTTGCTTGAGAAGCTCGGATTGACCGAGAAGTTTGCCGCCACCTTTGACGAGGAGGCGAAAGACGGCACTGCGGACCCGATGGACGAAATACGTGCCTTAATGGCTAAAGTTCCTATCCGCTAAACCTTAATGGCACTTAATTTAGGCGCGGAGCTTAGCTCCCAGCAAACCCGCGACCTTGCCCGGCTCGAAACCCGCGAGGAACGGCTGGGCTGGGCGAGAGTCCGCCGCGCCGAAACCGGCTATGCGATCTCGCTGCGCGGGCTCGCCAAGCAGATCGGGCTGATCGTCACCGGCATGTGGCCGGAACAGCCCGAGGACGCCATCGCGCTGGCGTTGATGCGATATGCCGAGATTATTGGACCATGGGCGCAGGCCGTCGCCGGGCGCATGCTGGCCGATGTCTCCCGGCGCGACCAGGCGCAATGGAACCGGGTCAGCCGCACGATGAGCCGGTCGCTGCGCGAGGAAATCGAGCGGGCCCCAACCGGCGAGGCGCTGCGGAAGCTGCTCGATCTACAGGTCGAGCTGATCACGTCGTTGCCGTTGGACGCGGCAACACGGGTGCATGAACTCGCCATCGAAGGGCTGCAAACCGGCGCCCGCGCCAACGAGCTGGCCGCGAAGATTCTGGCCACCGGTCACGTCACGGCATCGCGAGCGAATTTGATCGCGCGTACCGAGACCGCGCGCGCCGCTTCGACGCTGACGCAGGTCCGGGCCAAGTATGTCGGATCGACGCATTATATTTGGCGGACCTCGGGCGATAGCGATGTCAGGCCGCTGCACCGGAAATTGAACGGCAAAACCATCGCCTGGGATAACCCGCCAGTTTCCGGCGAAGACGGCGAGAAAGCCCACGCCGGTACAATCTACAACTGCCGCTGCTTTGCCTCTCCTATAATTTCAGAAGAGTTCTAGTCCATGACCGAACCCCAAGCCGCGAACGGCAACCTGCCCAGTAGCATCGTTGTTCCGTTCGTCACCGTTGCCGACAGGGCTGTCGAGATCAAGAATCAGATCGCTTCTCATCTGCGCGAAATCTGCGCCGAGCTTGACGAGGTCAAGCGCTTGGGCCTGCACGCCGAGTTCGACGTTCGCCCAAATGCCTTGGGCAAGATGGAAATTGTCAAACTGCTGGTTGCCCTCGCTTACTAACACGTTCCCCTTACCCGGAGATCATCGATGCGCCTTTTGAAGCTGGCGCTGGCAGCTCTGCTGCTGGCGGGCCAGGCCCTACCAGGCTTTGCCCAAACTTATCCGATCACGACGCCTGTCTATATCCCGAGCGCCATTGAGCAGCCGGCGGTGTGCATCGCGGCCTGCGATGTCGTGTTTACCGTCTCCGGTGTCTCGACGGTTACTTTGCAGCTCGTCGGCACGCCGGCGGCGATCACTGCTTCGGTGCAGGGCACCAACGAGGCGCAGAGCGTTGCCGCGCCGACCTGGACCGCGCTGAACATGATCCCGGTCAATGGCGGCTCCGCGGTCACTTCAACCTCAGCGGTTGGGTTCTGGACCGTCAACACCACCGGCCTGACCAAGGTGCGGGCGCATGTCTCCGCGCTGACGGGTTCCGTTACCGTCAACATGACGGGTTCGAGCGGCGGTACGGTTTCGTTTTCGTCGAACTCCGTGGTCCTGGCCGACGTGGAAGCCAATATCGCGCCTGGCACCGCGCCGGCGAAAGCGGCCATCGTCGGCGGCGTCTATAACTCGGCGCTGCCCACGGCGACCAATGGTCAAACCGTGGCAATTCAGCTCAACGCTTCCGGCGAGCAGCTCGTTGCCAGCCCGAATCTTGAGATGGCCATTGCGCCCGGCACCGCGCCGGCAAAGGCCCTTGCCGTCGGCGGCGTCTATAACTCGGCGCTGCCCACGGCGACCAATGGTCAAACCGTGGCAATTCAGCTCAACGCTTCCGGCGAGCAGCTCGTTGCCAGCCCGAATCTTGAGATGGCCATTGCGCCCGGCACCGCGCCGGCAAAGGCCCTTGCCGCGGGTGGCGTCTATAACTCGGCGGCGCCCACGCTGACCAATGGACAGACGGCTGCGTTGCAGCTCAACGCCTCGGGACAGCTCATCACCTCCACCACGAACACGGAAGGTGTAATCACCGCGGCCACCGCTCCTACTAAGATGCAAGTGAGTGGCGCGGTTTACAATTCTTCCCCGCCCTCGCTTTCGACCGGACAGAGCGCGGCATTGCAGCTCGATAACGACGGTTCACTTTATATGAACCTCCGCGACGACACAGTAGTCGCGGCGGACCCCTGCCAAAGCCGCAATGTCGCGAAGTCTTCGGTGCTATCGAATATCGGTTCTGCTACGACCACGGCGCTAGTGGCGGTTTCTGGTGTCAAAGCCATTTACGTTTGCGGTATTTCGATAGTTACGGGCGCGGCGGATACTGTTTATCTGGAATACGGCACAAGCACGAACTGCACGGGAACAACGGCGCTCACCCCAACTTATATAGCATCGTCTCAGATAAACATCGGTTGGGGCGGCGGAACGGTTGTAACAGCCCCCGCATCGCAGGGGCTGTGCGCGGTATCCACCGGTACGAATGCCCAGCAAGTGCTTGTCAGCTACGTTCAGCAGTAAGTCACACTCATGCGCCTCATCCGCCTCCCCGCCCTCGCCCTCTTCGTGGGGGCGGGGTTCCTGGCCTTATGCGCGGCGGTTCCGCCGCTGGTAACGCCCGCGCGCGCCCAGCAGACAGCGGCGGCCTATGGCTCGGCCGCCTACAGCAATACCGCGCTAAGCAATACCCCAGCGCCGATCAAGGCCAGCGCTGGACTGCTCACCTCGTTCAATTGCTACAACCCGAACGCCGCTGTCGAGTACCTGCAATTCGCCGATGCCGCCGCCCAAGTCATGGCGATCGCGGGCACAACCAACGGCACGACCTCGACCAGCAGCGCCGTGCTGCATTTCGCCAGCACGCCCGCGAACCTGGTCAAGGGCATGGGCATCGTGGATACCTCCACGGGCTCCTCTATTGCCGCTGGCGCCACGGTTGTCTCTTGGACGGCCACGACTGTCACCATGTCGGCGAAGGCGGCGGGCGGCGGCGTGGGCGGCACGGACGGCATCACCTTCTTCACCGTGCCGAAAATGACGGTCGCGCTGACGCCATCGACGGTCAGCAACAGCGCTTGGCCTATCGGCGTGGGCTTTCCGTTGGGCGCCATTAGCGTGGCGGCTACTTCCGGCGTCACCACCTACAGCACCGCGCCCGGCTCGGCGCTGGCCTGCACCTTCACCTTTAATTAACCGCCTCTGAATGGCCGGAAAATTCTACGTTACCGAGAAGCTCAGCTTCCGGAAATGGCGCACGCCTGAAGGCTTCCTGATCTGCTACGACGTGCCTCTCGCCCGTACCGGCAAGATGCTCTACGGCGAGGGCGAGACGCCCGTGCATGCCGGCCCCGATGGCATCGCCCATATCGAGCGGACACCCGCCGAGGTCTTCCGCGAAGAGACGATGCGGAGCGCCGAAGGCAAACCCGTCGTCAATGAGCACCCCGATAGCGACGTAACGCCGGAAACCTGGAAGGAGCTGGCGCTCGGCCACGTGATGAACGTCCGCCGCGGCACCGGCCCCGAGGCCGATCTGCTGCTCGCCGATCTGTTCATCGCGGACAAGGACGCCGCCGATCTTATCGAGTCCGGGAAGCGGGAACTCTCCTGCGGATACTCCGCCGATTACGACGAGTTCGCGCCTGGCTACGGCAGGCAGCGGAACATTCTCATCAATCATGTCGCGCTGGTTGAGCAAGGTCGCTGCGGCCCGCGCTGTGCCATCGGCGACCGCCAGCCAAAAAGGACTGCCATGACAAAGAGAAGCGCGCTCCTGCGCTGGCTCGATAAAGCCCGCGGATATGCCTTCAACGGCGACGAACAGGCCGCGGTTGAAATGTTGAAAGAAGGTCCGGCGCGCCAGGCCACGGACGAACCCGAGGAAGACGACATGAAGAAACGGCACGGCCGCGATGACGACGACACGAGCGGGCATCACACGCACATCCATTTGCCGCCTGGCGATGGCGCGCGTCACGATGACGACGATGACGAGGGCGGCACGCATTCCGTCGAGGCCCGCGTCGATAAGATCGAGGAGACCGTCAAGGGTCTGGCCGAGGCAATGTCCAAGATGATCGCCCTTCTCGAAAAGGCCGGGGGCGGCGAAGAGGAAGACGGCGATGACGATGACGACGCCAAGGGACGCCGCCATCATCGCGCCCGCCGCCACGATGATGACGACGATGCCGCGAAGCGCCGTAAACATCGCGATGACGACGATGACGATGACGACGGCGAGAAACGCCGCAAACATCGTGACGACGACGAATCCGAACGCGAGAAAGAGCGCGAAGAAGAAATGAAGGACGGCGGAAGGCGCCGCAAGAGCCGTCACGATTCGGACAATCCCGAAAAAGAAGACAAAAAAATCGAGGGCCGTCTCGAAGAAGAAGCTCCTCCCGGCTCCGAGGAAAAGGCGGTCAAGGCCCGCGACAGCGCCTATCTCGCCGACAGCTTCCGCGAAACCGTGGCGCTGGCCGAAATCCTTGCCCCCGGCATCCGCATTCCGACGTTCGACCGCGGCGCCAAGCCGGTGGAGAGCTACAGCCGGATCTGCGGTCTCAGGCGCCAGGCGCTCGACCTGGCCTACCAGCAACCCGATGGCCGCGGCATCATTCACGCCGTGAACGGTGGCAAACCGTTCCGCGCGCGCGATGCCGGTTGCGGCCAAATCCGCACCTTGTTCCTGGCCGCGGCGGGAATGAAACGGGACGCCAACAACGGCCAGATCGGCGCCCGCACCAGCCTTGAGGGCCTGGATCTGAACGCCGCGCCCGCGGGGCTTTCTTCCGTCGAAGAATTGCAGGCCATCAACACCGCCTTCTACGCACCCAAATCCAGCTGAGCCGAGGAAAGGAGAATAACCCAATGCTCAATCCCTTCCGCATGCTCCGCGGACTGATTCTTGCACCGGGCAAGGACGCCGTTATCACCCATATTAGGGGTGGCCGCTATGCCGGCATGACCGAAATCCTCGTCAAAAAGGGTGTCGCGCGTGGCCGGTTCTACACACGGGACGCTTACGATCCGATGGCCCTGCAATTCAGGGCTTCCGCTGGATTCCCCGGCTCGGTCACGCGGATGAACCCCGTCACCATCGAGCCGTGCTTGATCGATTCCGCGGCGCCGCCGCTGGGCTTCGGTTATGCCGTCATGGTCGATAATACCTCGACTCAGGGCGTCCGTCAGGTCGCGACCACGGACGACACGACCGACCATGCGACCGTAACCGATATCTACGGTATCGTCGTGCGCTCGTTCCCCGGCCAGGACCCCGGCGCCGCTGGCGTCTATGGCGCCTCGGCGTTCAATGCCGGCACGCCGCCGCTCAGGGGGGCGCTCGATATCTTGCGCATGGGCTACATCATCGTGCAGCTCAACGGTTCGGTTTACAAGGGCAGCCCCGCCCATGTCTGGTGCGCGGCGACTAACAGCCCGCATACCCAAGGCACGTTCGAAGCCGCCGCCACCGCCAGCTCGACCATCGATATCGCCTCCAGCAAGACAACCTACAATTCTCCCGCCGATGCCAGTGGCAACGTCGAACTCGCCCTCAATATCTAAGGAACCCATACCTCATGCGCGCTTTTTTCGACGAGGGCTATGCGGTCCCGCGTTTTGCTGGCCGTGCCCGAACCAACGATCACGCATTGACCTACGACAATGCGGCGTTTCTCACCCACGATTCCAGCGGTATCCGGTATATGCCCGGCCTGCCGCTGGGGCAAAGCTACCGGCGCAGGGTGCCGGTCTGGGACGCTTCCGGGAAACTCCAGCAGCGCTGGGTTACTTACGACTCCACGGGCGCCTACCTCGTGGGCGAGTTGGAACGCCTGGACCCCACGTTCCACATGCCACTGGTCGCGGTATCGTGGCAGCGCGACATCAAGCTCCGCCAGGATGTGACCATCGCCGATGAAATTTCATCGTATACGCTCTCGACCTTCGGCACGCCCAGCAACCTCGGCACTGGCGCCGGCATCGGTAACGGCAAGCATTGGTCCGGCAAGAACACGACGCAGATCGCGGGCGTCAGCCTCGATATCGCCAAGAAGGCGTTTCCGCTGACCCCATGGGACATGGAGCTCCAATATTCGATCTTCGAGCTTGAATCCGCCGCGAAGGCTGGGCGCCCGGTCGACCGGCAGAAGTTCGAGTTCATCAAGCTCCAGCACCAGATGGAAATCGACGAGCAGGTCTATTATGGCGACACCGCTCTTGGCGTCGGCGGCCTGGTCAAATGCGAGACCGCGACCGGCTACGCCAATGCATTCGTGAGCAATGTCAGCAACGCGCCGGCTGGCGTTGAGGGCAGCACGGCTTGGGCACTCAAAAGCCCGGACGAGATTCTGGCCGATTTCAACACCGCGCTAACCAGCACTTGGGCTGCCGCGGCCTGGGCGGTCATTCCGAAAAAGGTCCGGGTGCCTCCAGTGCAGTTCGGGTATCTGTCCACCGCCAAGGTCAGTCAGGCCGGCAATCTTTCCGTGCTCAAATACATCAAGGAAAACAACATCCTTACCGCTGCTGGCGAGGGTGAGCTCGATATCAAGCCGCTCAAATGGCTTGAGGGCGCCGGCATCGGCGGCGTCATCGGCACCACGGGTACGGTCGACCGCATGCTCGTCTACAGCGACGAGCACGAATATGTGCGCTTTCCCATGACGTTGATGGCCAATACCCCGATCCAATATCAGGGCATCTACCACAAGAGAACTTATTACTGCAAGCTGGGCGTTGTCGAAATGCCCTATCCGCAGACCGTTGGATACTTGGACGGCATTTGATCCATACTTGCCACCGATAAACCTATACGGAGAGATTACTCATGGCTGACGACGAAGCCGAGATGAACGACGAAGAGAAAGCGGCTTATGAAAAGGCGGGGCGCGCCAACGCGGAACTAATAGCCCGCGTCGGCCAAAAGCCGGACGATCCGGTAACTCCGCTGTCGCTGCGGAAGAATGGCGAAGGCACCGTGCTTGTGACGGTGCCCCGCCAGTTCTTTTACCGGCCCGATCATCGCAAACTCGTGGTGGTGCGCCCTGGCGTGCAGGAAATCCCGCATCACCTGGCGGAAAATAAATGGTTCCTGGCTAATGGCGTCACCCGCGTCGATCTCGCCGAGGCCGCGATCAACAAGGCGCTCGCGCTGGCGCCGGCGCCGCAAGCGCCTTATGCGCTGGGCGAACCCGTGCAGGGCACCGAGGTAGCGGCCAAGAAAACCAATGGCAAGAGGGGAGCGAACTGATGATGCGCGCGAAGTTCATGTTAGCGAGGTATGAAACCTCGCTCGACTACGGCAGCAAAAAAGAACTCAGGACGCTTCATTTTCAGCCCGTATCGAGCGGAAGCAAGGAAAACGAAAAGTTCTTTGCCTACACGCCTTGCGGCAGCGTCTCGATTGGCACTGTCAATCCAGAAGCATGGAAGCACTTCGAGCTTGGCAAGGAATACTATCTCGACTTCACGCCAGCAACGGAGGCCAAATAATGCCTCTCACAGCCAAGGGCGAGAAGATCAAGTCCGAGATGGAGCGGCCGGAAAGCGAAGGCGGATACGGCAAGGAGAAGGGCGAGCAGGTCTTCTACGCTTCCGCCAACAAGGGCACGATATCCGGCGTCCATAATAGCGGCGACGATGCTGGCAAGTCCTGCGCCGCCGACGCCACGCTCGATTCCGCCGAGGGCTCATCCGGTTACACTCTGCCCCCGCCGCCTTTCATGAAGGTCCATAAGTGAGGGGTCCCCGCGGGCGCGACCCGGCCACACTACTCCTGGCGGTAGTGTTCCTGCTCGCCGCCATCGCCGTCATTGTGTTTGTATCGGCCCCCGCGCGGGCGGAATGCGGTGTCGCCTCGGTCTACTGGCAAGGAGCGAGGACCGCCAACGGGGAACGGTTCAACCCGGATGGCGTCTCCGCGGCGCATAAGACCCTGCCCTTCGGCTCCCGTGTCGTCGTCCGCAACCAGCGCACCGGCAAATCGATCCTGGTCCGCATCAACGACCGCGGCCCCTTTGTCGCGGGCCGCATTATCGACTTGTCGCGCGGCGCGGCGCGCCAGTTCGGGATGGCCGGGCTTGCGCAAGTCTGCATCGATGTCGTTAGCTATGGCGGCAAGACCGTAAAGCGGCGCACCGATTATGCTCAGCACTACGCTGACCTGACCGCACGCGCGGTACATGGCACCATCCGCCGCACCGCGAAGGACTTTGGCGCATTCACTCGCGATGGAATCCATCGGGTCCAAAGGGCCGGCACTCAGATCGTCCGTATCCTGACGCCGCAACGAGTCCGGCATCACCGCGGGCATCGCCGCCACCATCGGCAAACCCACCGGCATTATCAGCCCCAGATGAGGTTCTGACCGGTGACGATCACCCCGGTCAGCTTCGTCGCGGATTTCGCCGAGTTCGCGAACGCTTCCGACTATCCTACTAGCGCGATCACCTATTGGGCCAATCTGGGCGGCATGCTGCTCAGCACGGATCGTTTTGGGCCTGGCGCCGCGACAGCATCGGCGCCCCCCACAACGCTTTACGATATCGCGCTAGAGCTGTTCGTTGCCCACAACCTCGTCATCGAAAAGCAGGCCAAGGATTCGGCGGCGAACAATGCCGCGCCTGGTGTCAGCGAGGGGCCGGTATCGAGCAAGAGCGTTGCGGGGGTCAGTGTCTCCTACGACACGGGAGCCGCGCTTGATCCGAATGCCGGCCACTGGAATCTGACGGTCTATGGAACGCGGCTTTGGGAACTCTTCCAGAAATTCGGCGCCGGTCCCATTCAGATCACGGGCGCGCCAGCGCCCCAGATACCGGGCTTCGGCGTTCCCTGGTTCGGCCCCGTGGTCGATCAGGGCTGGAGTTGGTAATGACAACTGTCAAGTGCGTCGTCAACAAGCATGCCGATGTAATGCGTGCGCTGAACTTGCTTGCGAATACCCGCGTGATGGTAGGCGTGCCGGCTGAGCACGCCGTCCGGAACCCGGAACCGGGCGAGAAAGGGGCGCCGCCCAACAACGCCGAGCTGGCATACATTAACGAGCATGGTTGCCCCGCGACCCACATCCCGCCCCGCCCATTCCTAAAATCCGCGATTGCCGGTATCGCGGGCGAGATCGATCAAAGCCTCCGCCGCGCCGCCGAATATGCGATGCAGGGCCGGCCGGAAGCCGTCGAGAAATCGTTCATGGCTCTTGGCCTCCTAGCACAAGACGCGGCCCGCAAAAAGATCAACGAAGGGGTGCCGCCGCCGCTTTCGGAGCGGACGCTTCAGACGCGGGCGGCGCGCGGGCGCAAGGGGGCGAAGAAGGAACTAAAACGGCGCGGCGAGGGGATGTTGCCAAGCATCGAATTCGCGAAGCCGCTTATCGATACCGGTCAGTTGCGCAACGCGATCACCTTCGTTATCCGCAAAGTGCGCGGCCTACAATTTTAACCACTTCGTCGAAAATCGTTGGCGTTTTGAAGTTAGCGACTTATCTGTGTTATTCCGATAATACGGCCAGGAGAAATGCATGAATACCCATGTGAGCATTGGTGAGATCGCGACGATGTTACCTCCTGGGACGAAGGAGTTTGAAGTCTCGGACCATCCTTATAAATGCGGAAATGACATGGTAATCGACCTAATAACGCCTGATATTGAATTGAACACCAAAATCAGAACGACAGTTAAGAATTACATCGATGGGCTGTTTCAGCGGCCCGTCTTGATTAACTTTTCTTCCCGACCGTGGAATTGATGGCAGCGCTGTCAAACATTGTGACAGCAAAGTAAGCGCATCATTTAATGCCGCAAATCGATGTCTCCGATATCGTCCGCGATCCCTTCATCGCGGGCGAACGGTTTACGGTGCTACGCCGCGTCGAGACCGTGAGTGCCTACGGGCAATCTTCGGTCGCGATACGAACCTACCCAGACCAAATAGGCTCCATTGTCCCCGCGGGCGACAACAGCCTGGTCCGCGAGGAAGCCTACCAGACCCAGGCGAAAGCCATCCAGGTCATCACCTCCTTCCGGCTGCGCGGCGCCTCGAAAGATCAAGCCGGCTACCGTTATCAGCCCGACATCGTGATCTGGAAGGGCGATGCGTTCGTCGTCCGGTCCATTTCCGACTTCTCGCAATACGGCGCCGGGCTGGTACAGGCGGACTGCATCTCGATCGATCTCGTCGATCAAGTGCCCGCCGGCAATACCGCGGCTCCTGTCAGCGAGACCTTCGCGGTGCCAGGCTTCTCCGATCAAATTCCCATTCTCGATGGCGAGGGCTAATGCTGATTCAAGTCCGCGACGCCCAAGGCAATCCGCAGCTCGTCGCCGTCCAGAGCGTGGCGGCGCCAACCGACCGCTCGGGCTCAATCGCTGCAACTGGCACCTCGTTGCAGGTCATGGCCGCGAATACCGCGCGCTCGGGCTGGTATTTTCAGAACAGTTCCGTCAATCCGATGACGCTCAACGATCTGGGCACCGATGCCACTCAGCCCAACAGCTTTGTCATCGGCGCCGGCCAGGTGTTTCCGCCGCCGCGCTATCCGGTTTCACAGGGCGCGATCACGGTCGCCGGGCTGCAAATCGGCGACACCTTCGTTGCCCGCGAATGGTAGGACGTGTCCGATAGTTCGACCGGCGGCTACCTAGCACCCGCCGCGGCCCCGGCCCCGCTTCAGGGCGCCGGGCTCAATAACGCCATCCAACAGGCTATCGCCGGGATTACCGGACTGCCGGGCAATCTGGTGCGGCCGGCTTTTCAAGCCGAACCGCCGGACTGGCCCGATGCCGGAACCGCATGGTGCGCCTTCCGCTATCAGCGCCGCCCCGCCGATCTGTTTCCGGCAATCGTTCACCAGCCCACGGCGAATGGCGGCCAAGGCCAGGATGAGTTGCAGCGCTACGAATCCATCGAGGTGCTTTGCAGCTTTTACGACCTCGGCACCACGGGCCAAGCCGACTATTACGCCGCGACGCTTCGCGATGGGCTTTCGATCCCGCAAAACCGTGAGGCGCTCGCCGCCGCGGCCATCGTCCTTGTCAAGACCGGCGATATCCTCGCGGTGCCGGTACTGGTGAAACAGCGCTGGCTTTATCGCGCCGATCTGTCCTTCACGCTCCGCCGCACCGTCCAGCGCGATTACCCCGTTCTCAATGTCGTGTCGGCAACCGGGACGATTCGAACCGATTCTCCGCCGCTTTCCGAAACTTTCACCGCCTCATAACCGGAAGGGCATCCGATGTCCCTTGGCTTACCCGTCTCGCAGCTCATCTCCGCGAGCGTCAACCTTTCCGCGCTTGCCAGCCAGGTGCCGAGCTTTAACAGCAACTTGATCCTCGGCACCGCGACGGTCATCGATACCGTGACCCGGATGCGGACCTATTCCTCGCTGACCGCAATCGCGGCCGATTTCGGCGGCGCGGCCGAGGAATATCTGGCGGCGGTTCTCTGGTTTGCACAGCGGCCGCAGCCGGGATCGCTCTCTGTCGGACGCTGGTGCAAGGCTGCCGCCTCGGGCCAGCTCGTTGGGGGCGCGGTCTCCGCGGCAAACCAGGCGCTCAGCGCCTGGACTCCAATCACCGCGGGTTCCTTCAGGATCACTATCGATACTGGTTCGGCGACGGATGTCACGAGTCTAAATTTCTCCGCGCAGACCACCATGACCGGTGTCGCCGGGGTGATTAATACCGCGCTTGCCCTCTTGACTCCGGCGGCGGGCTGCGTCTGGGATCCCGTCTATCAGCGCTTCGTCATTACTTCCGTTTCGACGGGGATCAACTCCGCGATCTCATTCCTGTCCGCGGCAACCGGTGGCACTCCTATCGCTGCGCAGACGGGTCTTACCGCCGCAACCGGCGCCTACCAGGCCGGCGGGCTCGCCGCGGAGAGCGCGCTTGCCGCGGTAACGCTATTCGATACGATGTTCACGTCGCAATGGTACGGCCTCGAAATTCCGTCCGCGGCGCAGGCCGATCATCTGGCCGTTGGCGCCTTTATCGAGGCTTCGAACAACACGCACTTTTACGGCGTCACCGATCAGGAAGCCGCGGTGCTGACTCCCGGCGATACCTCGACAACCGCCTACAAATTGGAGCAGCTCGCCCTCAACCACACCGCGACGCAATATTCCAGCTCCTCGCCTTATGCCGCCTCCAGCCTGCTTGGCCGCATCCTGACGACGAACTGGAACGACAACAACTCCGCGATCACGCTTATGTACAAGACGGAGCCGTCCGTCGTTGCGGAGACCCTGAACCAAACGCAGATGGCCGCGCTGCTGGCGAAGAACGCCAACGTTTTCGTCAACTACAACAACGCCACCGCCATCATTCAGCCCGGCGTCTGCGCTTCGGGCCAGTTCGTCGACACGATCATCGGCGTCGATTGGCTGCGCGCGACGATCATGACGAACCTCTACAACGTGCTCTATCTTTCGCCCACCAAGATCCCGCAGACCGATGCCGGGATGCACCGGCTTACCACCGCGATGGAAGCCGCCCTCGATCAGGGCGTCAATAATGGACTCTTGGCGCCAGGCACCTGGGGAGGCGCCGGTTTCGGCCAGATCCAGACCGGAAGCTTTCTTTCCAAGGGGTACTACATTTATCAGCCCCCCATCGCGAACCAGGCATTGGCGCAGCGTTCGGCGCGCGTCTCGGTGCCCTTCCAAATCGCGGCTCATCTCGCCGGCGCGGTTCATACCGCCAGCCTCACCATCAACGTCGCCTGATCCATAGGAGGCCGCCTTGGGCACCCCTCTCGCCTATTCGTTTCTCGGTATCGTGGGGGCCATCACCGGACCCGGCGGCAATTATAATCTGGGCGCCGGCGCGGGTAACGCCGAGGATGCCATCCGCGTCGGCATGGCGACGGAAAAAACCACCACGACTTCCGGCGCGGACGGCTCCATCATGCAGGCTCTGCATGCCAACAACACGGGCACGATCACTTTCCGGCTGCTGAAGACCTCGCCGGTCAATTTCTCGCTGAGCGCGCTTTATAACGCCCAGCGGCTGTTCGCAAATCTCTGGGGCCTGAACGTCATCCGCGTCATGGACATCAACCGGGGCGATGTGATTTTGGGCACCCAAATGGCCTTCGTGAAGCACAGCGATATCGGCTACGATGTCAACGGCAATATCAACGAGTGGGCGTTTCGCGGCCTTGTCATCATGGAGCTCGGCCAGGGCGTCGCGGACGTGAATATCTGATGGCCGAAGATTTCCAAGTTGGCGAACATACCTACCGCGCCGGGCGCCTCATCGCAAGAACGCAATTTCATGTCGTCCGCCGCCTCGGCACCGTGGTCTCCGCTTTCGGCGCCGTGCTGCCCTTTCTGAAAGGCTCGGCCCCGATTGCTGTCGTCGAGCCGCTGCTCAAGGCCATCGGCGAGATGAAGGAGGAGGACGCGGATTACGTGCTTTCGAAATGCCTTGCCGTGGTGCAAAGGGTCACTCCGGAAGGCGCCTTCCCCATCCAGGCCGGCAATGACAGGCTGACTTATGAGGACATCTCGATGCCGGAGATGGTCCAGATCGTCTGGCATGTTCTCGAAAGCAATCTCAAATCTTTTTCCTCCGCGTTCCCCTTCGCCGGGACGGAGCGCGCGGAAGCCCCGGCGGCGACTGGCTCACCCTCCCCGATGACGAAGACTGGCTCCTCCGCCCGGCACTCGAAGGCGCCTGCCGGTTCGAGAGCCTGATCGATGGCACGCTCGACCTCGAAAACGTCGCCCTCCTGAACGACGCCCTCGATGCCCGGATCGAAAACCGGCGGCGGACGCAATTATTGAATTGGGGAAACGATGGCTGACACGATTCAAGAGTATTTGATCGCGCTCGGCTACAAGATCGACGAGCCCGGTCTCGCTAAGTTTAATCTCTTCCTCGGCACCACCTCGAAATCTTTTGGGGCACTGGCGAGGGTTGTCACCGCGACGACGACGCAAATCGTGGAATCGGTGACACAGATCGCGCGCCAGTTCGAGGGCCTCTACTATGCGTCGCAGCGCACCGGAGAGACCGTGGCGGGATTGCAGGCGGTAGGTTTCGCGGCTAAACAGATCGGCATCTCCAGCGAGGCCGCGCGGAGCGCCATTGAGAACTTCGCGCGCGCCGTGCGGATGAACCCCGGTGTGGAGGGTTTCCTGAAGGGCTTGGGTGTTGGTCCTGGCGCGCCTATGGAGCGGCTGGAGCAGTTCATCAAGAATACCCAGAATATGGCCTATCCGGTTCGCGCCCGGATGGCGGGCGAGATTCTTGGTATCGACGAGCAAACCTTCCGCATGCTCACCTTGGAAGGCGGCCTGGAACGCTTCATTCAAGAAGAGCGGGAACATGTAAAAGTTCAGCGCGAAGCCGGCGTTGACGCGCAAAGGCTCGCTGAAAAGAGCACGGAATATGGCCGTTCCATTAATAGGCTGGGCCGGGAATTCGCAATCTTTGGTGAGATCATGGCCGGCGTGTTCCTGCCACCGCTTGAAAAGGCAATCAATGCGCTCGACCGCCTGATGCAGGCCACGAACAAAACGCTCGGGTCGACGATTAAGGAGAATAAGGGACTCGAAAGCTTCCTGGCGCAAACGTGGGTGCGATTGCTAAATTGGACCGGCGCCATCAGCGACGAGGAGCTCGCCGAGCTTGAGGAGCCGCTGGAGAAGGGCGGGGCCGCAGGCGCGGCCAAGGTCACTGCCCAGCCAAACGGCGGCCAAGTTGGTGGTTCCAACGCCGCAAGCGTGATGCGCTATTTTCAGGGTAAGGGCTATTCTCCAGCAGCCGCTGCAGCGATTGCGGCGAATGCCCAAAGTGAGAGCGGCTACGATCCGGAGAGCTTCAATCCGAAGGGGGGCGGTCAGGGTGCTTTTGGACTGTTCCAATGGCGGGGTGACCGGCTCGCAGGTCTTCGCTCCCGATATGGCGCACATCCCAACGCCGGGCAGCAGATGGACTATGCGGCCTGGGAGCTTCAGAACAGCGAATCAGCCACCGGCCGGATGCTGCGCGGCCCCATGGGCAATGCTGCCACGCTGGGCACGATGTTCAGCCGCGACTTCGAGCGGCACGGCAACGCTGCCGAAGATGCGGCGCGCGGCCGTCTTGCCGAGCGTCTCGTCGTCCAGAACTCGACCACCATCAACGTCGGCGCCGGATCGACGGCGGGCGCGACCGCGCAGGCTGTGGCCGGCGAGCAGGGCCGCGTCAATGGCGATCTCGTCCGTAATCTGCAGGGCGCGGTGCGGTGAGCCTCGTCCCGACCGGCCTCCCGCTGGCACTCGCCGCGGCGCAGGCGCTCATTGGCCCGGTTCTGATCCGGTCCCGTCAAATTGGCGGCTTCATCGCCGATGTCACCATCGAGGAGATTCATCGCGACCGGCTCACGGCAACACGGCACCCCGTGGAGCAGGGCGCCGCGATCACCGACCATTCCTACAAGGAGCCCGCCGAGGTCATCATCCGCTGCGGCTGGTCGAATTCGAGCCTTGTAAGCTTCGGCGATCCGAACTATGTCCAGAACATCTACGCGGAGTTTCTCGCGCTGCAGGCCGCCCGGCAGCCCTTCGACATCCTGACCGGCAAGCGCGCCTACACCAACATGCTCTGCACCATGCTCCAGGTCACAACCGACGAGCGCACGGAGAACGCGCTACTGATTATGGCGGAATGCCATGAGATTTTGATCGCGCAAACGCAGGTTGTAACCGTGGGCTCGTCGTCGAACATGACGAGTCCGCAGCTTAACGGGGCGACCCAGAACACTGGCACCAATGTGCTCGGACCCGCGGGCCAGAACAACTACAGTTCGAGCTTGCCGCCGCACTGATGGCAACCGCTTACGAAATCCCGCTGCAGGCCAGCGCGCAAACCTTCGTCATCCAGCTCGCCGGCGTCACTTATGGCATGACGCTGCATTGGTGCGACCCGAACCAGACCTGGATTCTCGACATTGCCGATGGCGACGGTAACGCGCTGGTTCAGGGCATCCCGCTCGTGACCGGCGCGGATTTGTTAGCGCCCTATGGCTATCTTGGTTTCGGCGGCTCTCTTTACGCGCAGACCGATTACGACACGTTCGCGCCGCCCACCTACGACAACCTCGGTTCCGCGGGCCACCTCTACTTCGTGACCAATCCATAATGAGCGATCTTTACCTCCGCAAGGTGGGCCTCGCGGTTGTCATGGGCCAGAAGGCGCTCGATCTTTCGCAGATGCGGATCGTGTTCCGCACACAAGCGGCGGATGAAGGCGCCCCGGCGACGGCGCATATCAAGGTCTACAATCTGAGCGATCACACCGCGCAATCGGTGCAGAAGGAATATCAGAGCGTCACCCTGCAGGCCGGTTACGAGAACGGGCCTTATGGGCAAATTTTCAATGGCACCATCGTCCAAGTCAAGCGCGGGCGGGAAATCGGGGCCGGCGGCGTTGTCGATACTTATGTCCAGATCGACGCCGCCGATAGCGACATCTTCCATAATTTCCAGCTCATCAACGGAGTCCTTGCCGCCGGAGCGACCAAAGCGCAGCAAGCGCAGACCCTGGCCACGCAAGCCCAGCAAAACAAGACGCTGACGGATGCGAAGCTCGAAGCGCTCAAAAATCAGACGTCGCCAACGGGCGGCGTTCTGCCCCGCGGCAAGGTGCTGTTCGGCATGGCGCGCGACATCCTGGACGATCTCGCGGCCTCGACGGGCACGGCATGGAGCATTCAGAACGGCGTTCTCACGTTCCGCGGCCTGACCACATACGATCCAGGCGACATCGTGGTGCTGACGGCCAAAACCGGCTTGATCGTCGTTCCCGAGGCAACCGACAACGGGATTAGGGTGCAGACCCTGCTCAATCCGTTTCTCCAAATCGCCCGCCGGGTGCAAATCGACAACAAGTCGATCAATACGACGGCGCAGCATGCCAATTTCGGGCTCCAATATCAGGGCCTCAATTACATCGCGACCACGAACGACGACGGCATCTACCGCATTCTGGTTGTCGAGCATGCCGGGGATAGCCGCGGGCAGCAATGGCAGACCGATCTGGTTTGCCTGAATGTCGATCCGAGCTCCGCGCCGGCGAAGGCCGTGAAGGCTTACGGGTAACTCTGTTTTCAGATTTTATGCGTATTGAATTGATGGTCTTAGCCAGAATGCGTAAACCTAGCAATGCGCGGCCAGGCGAGGCGCGGCGGGGTCAGGCGCGGCATGGCGTGGCTAGGCGAGGCAAGGGGCCGTATGGCCAATTAATATGGAGGCACCAGTGGAAGTAATACGCAAGTATCGCATCACAATAACAGGAAGCCAGCCACTATTAATGCATGCCGACGATATCGAATGGGCCGATCAGATGGACGCCTGGAAAGCAACCGCTGACAACAAGAAAACGGGGAAAGCGGGTGACGACCGGTCGCCCGCATGGCGCTTGCAGGCCCGGATTGGCGTTCAGCCAAACAAGCGTTTGCTTGAAAATGCAACCTTCAAGAGCGGGATAAGTCGCATTCGCGACGCATCTGGCCTTGAGCCAATCTGGCGCAAGCTTCCACTGCACCCGGATATTTGCAACCTGCTCGGCGAATTCCCGCTCGTTGCATTGCCGATCCGCGTCGCACAGCATGTCCGGAGAATTTGGTAGCACCGGCAGGCCGGGCGAAAGTTTCGCCGCTGGGGCGCGCACGGACACATTGCTCTGCGCCCAAGCGCCCTGCCCCAACAAAAATGCCAGCAATATCGCGGCTGCATAACGGCACATGACGCTCTCCATTAACCATTTGTAAACTCCCGAAGCGGTGCCCCCGCACGCTGGCGCTGTCCACCGCGCTCCGGTTGCAATCCGCATAATTTCCGCGTTTTCCGCATGAAATCGGCCACGTACCGCATAAAAGGAGGCCCCGATGCTCGAAACCGTCCTTTTCACCCACGCTGGGACCGCCCTGCTTGTCATCAAGATTCTGCTCACTTTTCTAACGCTGCCGCTGGGGCATTGAGTGTTGCGCCTTGGATAGACGCGAGCGCTTCGACAACCCCACCGTCGCACTGCGCGCGGCGCTCAGGGGCTGGCAAACCCAGATCTGGACGGCGCTGCCCGCCATTTTCGTGGAGCCCGGCAAGGGCGTGCAAACCGCGAAGGTGCAGCCCGCGATCCAGGCTCAGCAGCGCGACCAGGCCGGGAACTGGACCCCAGTGACGATGCCGCTATGCGTCGATTGCCCAATCCTGTTTCCAGGCGGCGGCGGCTTCCAGCTTACTTTCCCGCTGGCGGCGGGCGACGAAGGGCTGCTCGTCTTTTCCGCGCGCTGCATCGACGCCTGGTGGCAGTCAGGCGGCGTGCAGCCCCAAGCCGAGGTCCGGATGCACGATCTGAGCGACGGCTTCTTCATCCCCGGCCAGCTCAGCCAGCTCAAAGTGCCCTCGGGCGGTTATAGCGCCACCAACGCGCAGCTCAAAACGGCGGGCGGCGCGGTGCTGTTCGACCTCACGCCCACGAAGATCGTTATCAACGCCAATGTGGACATCGTGGGCGCGCTGACGGCCACCGGCAATGTTACCGCGGGTAAGGGCGGCGCGGACCAGATCACCTTGCAGGGCCACCTCCATGGCGGCGTCAATACGGGCGGCGGCAGCAGTGCGCCGCCGACAGCGGGGACATGATGCGAGTGCGGGCACAAGACGCCAATGGCGATTACAGCTTTGGGCGGGGCTCTGGGAATTTCCTGGCGAACTCGCCGGCCGCGGTTGCCCAGCTCGTGACGACGAACCTGCTTCTGAAACGCGGCGAATGGTTTCTCGATCAAACCGCGGGCACCCCTTGGTCAACCGAAATCCTGGGCTACGGCACGGCCCCCCTCTACGACCTGGCGATCAAGCAAACGGTGCTCGATACGCCTGGGGTCTCCTCCATCGATTCCTACTCTTCGGACTTCGACAAAACCACGCGCGCGCTGACGGTGAACATGACGATCCTGACCGCCTACGATCCCGTGGCCGTTCCCGTGAACGTGACGCTCTGACGTGACGACGCTTGCCCCGCAAATCGGGCCGGCCGGGATCTCTGGGCCGAGCTATGCCGATACTTTCGCCCAGCTTCAGAATATGTATTGGACCGTCTACGGCTCCGATGCGGTGCTGGACCCCTCGACCCAGGACGGCCAATTTCTCGCCATCGTGGCGCAGGCGATTTACGACACCGGCCAGGCTTGTATCTCGGTCTATAACTCCTTCTCCCCGGCAACGGCCCTAGACGCGGCGCTGTCCTCGCGTGTTGGCATTAATGGCCTGACCCGCAACGTGGCCGGCTATTCCACCGCGACCGTGACGCTGACCGGCACCGCGGCGGCCGTTATCGGCAACGGCATTGTTGGCGACAACCAGAACCTCGGCACCCAATGGGCGCTGCCCGCCACCGTTACTATCGGGGGCGGCGGCACCGCGACGGTAACGGCGACCTCGACAGCAGCCGGAAACGTGTCCGCGGGCGCGGGCACCCTCGTCAACATCCTGACGCCAATGCTGGGCTGGCAGAGCGTCACCAATGCCGCCGCCGCGGCCGTTGGACTGCCCGTCGAGAGCGACGCCGCCCTGCGGCAGCGCCAAGCCGCATCCGCGGGACTTCCGGGACTTACACAGCTTGAGGGCATCTACGCCGCCGTCGCGGCGCTACCGGGCGTTGGCGCCCCCGCCGTCTTCGAGAACGATACCGGCATCACCAATGCGCTGGGCCTGCCGCCGCATTCGATTTCCGCCGTTGTGCAGGGCGGCGCCATTTCCGCCATCGCCGGCGCCATCGCGCTCAAAAAGAGTCCCGGCACCTCAACCTACGGCACCACGAGTCAGCTCGTCATCGATCAGAACGGCGTGCCGGTTATCGTCAATTTCTACCAGCTCGCCACGGTCACGATTAGCGTTGAAGTCACGGTCAAGGCGCTAACCGGCTATGTCTCGACCACGGCAACGCTAATCGAGCAAGCGGTCGCGGCTTTCATCTCCGGTCTTGGCATCGGCGGCCAGGTTTATCTGAACCGCCTTTATATGCCGGCCAATCTGGGCGGTGACAACGCCGTGGCGGCAACCGGCTACAGTCAAGAGCAATTGGACGCCTTCGCGGCAACCTACAATGTCAGCGGTATCCGCATCGGCACCCCAGCGCTTGGGACCGCCGATATTCCGCTCAACTTCTATCAAGCCGCGATCTGCGTTATCGCGAATGTCACCGTGATCCAGACCTAATGGCCGATCCCTTCATTTCCCAATGGGATTCCGGTCAACCGGGCGCGTTCTGGGATGTAGGTCTCGATTGGGATACCAATGTTGGCCCGTCGCCAGGGACGGTCTCCGCATGGCTCGCGCTGGTTACTTCCGGGCATGCCGATAAGCCGAAATTCATGTCGACGCTCGCCAATGTGTTGCAGCCCTTCGCGGATACGATTGCGCTACTGCAGGGGATGTCCGCGGCATTCGATGTTGGCGCCGCTACCGGCGCCCAGCTCGATATCGTGGGCCAATGGGTTAACGTTTCCCGGTATATTCCCGCGGCGCTGACGGGGGTCTACTTTTCGTGGGATATGGCGGGCGTCGGTTGGGATCAAGGAACCTGGTGGAATCCGCTCAGCCCCGTCTCGCAACTAACCGCGCTGCCGGACGATGCCTACCGCCGCGCGATCCAACTCAAAATCGCATGGAATCAATGGGATGGTACCATCCCTGCAATCTATACCGCCTGGAATTCGGTTTTCCAGTCATTCGGGATCGGCCTGCTTATTCAGGACGAACCCGGCATGTGCATGCTTTACGCGCTGAGCGGCACCGTGCCGGACCCTCTAACCCAAGGCATGTTTCTGGCCGGCCTCCTGACTCCCAAACCGGCCGGCGTTCAGATCGACACCTTTATGACCCCTTCCGTGCCCGCCACCCCTTATTTCGGCTTCGATGTCGAGAATTCAGCGATCTCGGGCTGGGATACCGGCGCTTGGGGCACTCTTAACCCCGGACTTTAAACCTCACCACATCAGGGACGGCACCGGCCCGGCTTTGCCGCGGCGCGGGCTGGCGCGCGTGAATGACCACCAACGACTTCCTCCCCTTCGCCAACGATTCCGGCGCCACCAATGTTGACAGCCAGGTCAACTATCTCGCGGCGCAAACCGGCGGCGGTTACTCGCAAATGGGGTTCGCTGCTGGGCTCGCGGCATCGAACAAGGTCAACAAGGCGATCCGGCAGGCTAGTGTCGTCTCCGCCGCCCTCACCAACCTGATCGTCAGCCAGCTTGCCCAGAACGTGACGGATAGCGGCGGGGCCGGCAGCGTCACCGCGCTGTCGGCGCAATTACTCGCCCTGATGCAGGCCGCCGCCCAAGGCGCGCAGCCGCCGCTAAGGCCGCAAGGCCGCCTCACCCTGACCACAAACACCCCCGTGCTCGCCGCCGACGTTGCCGCGGCGACGGTGGTTTACTACACCGCTTACGAGGGCAACCAGGTCCCGGTCTGGAGCGGGACGCAATTTCTCAACCTGACTTTCGCGTCCGATCTTGTGCTGACGCTGACCTCGGCGGCGCAGGCCAACGATATCGTCGATGTGTTCGCGATCGATGTGTCCGGCGCGCCCGTGCTCGCCTTTGGGCCGGTCTGGGGCAATTCCGGCGCCGGGGCCGGGGCGCGCGGTTCGGGCGCGGGAACGACGCAGCTTGTCCGCCAAAGCGGCCTCTGGACCAATGCCAACATCGTCACGCTCTACAACGGCGCCACGACCTATGCCGGTGTCCCGGCCAATCAGGCGACCTATCTGGGCTCGTTGTTTATCGATGCCGCCGCGGGGCAGACGACCTGCCGTCTCTCCTTCGGGCAGACCCGGAAATGGGGAGTGTGGAACGCCTATAACCGCAAACCTATCGCCATGCTAGGCGGCGACGGCACCGCATCCTGGACGGGCAACGGGTCGCTCAGGGCGCTCAATGCCAACGCCGCGAACAACTGCACAGCATTTACCGGACTCCCCGAAGAACCGGTGCTGGCGATGCTTTCCAACCAGGGCATAATCGCGGTTACCGGCTTGTTGAAATTCGGCATCGGTTTGAACAGTACGTCGGCTTTCACCGGAAGTATCGGATACAAAAGTGGCGGATCGACCGGATACGGTACTAACGAAACCCTCGTCAGCCAAAATATAATCTCGCCGCAACTTGGGATCAATACTATAAACATGCTGGAAAACGTGACAAGCGGCGCGGCGGTATATGGAACGCAAGCCAATAATCAATTGCTTGTAAGCTACCTGGGCTGAATTCGAAACCTGCGGGCTAGCATGCGTGCTTCGATTCTTTTGCGAAACGAGTGCTCGATGCGCTCGAAACGAGTGCAAAGCCATTGTGCTACTGTCAATTTCTTGGTGTGCACGGCCCGTACCGGTCTTATGGTAGATGGAAGGCCGCTTTCCCAGATCAGCGGCCGGTCCACACATAACGCGACCAGCCCATACCGCCAGAAAAAGCCCAAATGCGTATCGTAGGCATGCCTGAAATGGCGCAAGCTTTGAAGAACTTTTCCGGCTCCTTGCCGCGAATACATCCAGCCTGTCGACCCGGCGCTTAGAAAAGCGGTCGCATGGAGATTGATATCTCCTATTCTCGCAAGAGACCGCTGGAGCGGCTTTTCTTTGCGAATTTCGAGTTTGATTGCATCCCATTCCATGGGCAGGTTCTTCGCGGCCCTGGCAAAGACTGGAAGGCGTTCCGAAAGCCGGGCATCGTCTTCGAGGATTACCGCAACCTCAGCAGCACTGGCCAGGAATGTTTGGAGCGCTTTTTGGTGACTTAGCACGCATGCAACTTCCTCCGGTTTCAGATCGGGCGCGTAGCGGAGGCGCCCCTTGCGGTCATAACCAAACGCGGCGTCAAGATCGATGCCCGCACCATCAATGGCCTGCACGAAACTAAGCGCTATACCGATTCTTTGCGCCTCGGCTTCCATCGCTGTGCGCCGATCGAACGACCGCGCGAGATTAATGCATAGAAATAGAACTTCCGTCATCGAAAACCTACTCGCGCGCTTCAAAGCGCCGCCATAGCCCCGTTATCCTTAACAAACTAACACCGGGCAAGCCACCCATGCAGAGTTGCATAAATCCACGCGCCGCGCTGTTAGCGCTGCTGGCCACCGTGCTTCTCGCGTGGCCGGTCCATGCGCAGAGCACGATCAATCCCAGGATTCCCGCCGCGAATTCGACGCTGAGTTCCGCGCCGATCCGAGGCAATTTTCAGGCCGCCTACAACGATATCAATGGGCTCTACGCCAGCTTTCTTAACCCGCTGGCAATGCCATTTGGCGGCACCGGGGCGGCGCTGACGCCATCCAATGGCGGCATCGTTTATTCCAACGCTTCGAGCCTTGCCATTCTGACCGGCACGTCCACGGCGCGCCATATGCTACAATCTGGCGCAAGCACCACGCCGGCCTGGTCGACGGCGACCTGGCCCGCCACGGCGGCGCAGGGAACGGTGCTCAATGCCGGCACGCTCAATGCCTGGTCCGCGACCGCGACGCCAACGCTTGGGCAAGCGGGCGTCACCACGGGTTGCCTTAGTTTTGGCGGCGTCACCAGCGGCACCGCGAGCGTGTGCGCGCAAAGCGCGGCGGGCGCCCCCGCTTTGCTATGGCCCACCACCTCGGGCACGCTCATCAACACGGCGGGCGGACAATCCATTGCCGGACTGACCGTAACGGGCTCGCTCGCGGCCCCGGGAGGTACGGTTAGCGGCACAACTACGTTTACTTACGATGGCGACTGGTGGATTGGGGGAAACACCGACCTATCGCTAATGTATATCGGCGGATTTGCCACGGCATCCGGCACCTTGGCGGGATTGCTTACTGGCGGAGATTTTTGTCACCTTTATTTTAATCACAACGTTCCTACCCCCAGCAACGGTACATTCACAACCACCGCCGATTATACGTCGCCGAGCTATAGCATATGCTGGTCGGATCTAGGACTTCTGAACGTCTATCAAGCGCCCGCGACCGGAGTCCTCGGAAATCCTCCCGCATTCGGGGCAACGCCCACCTACTCGCAAAACCTGCTTACGGGTACTTTGAAGCTCAACGGCGTTTCGGTTCCCATGCCTAGCGCCGCGACAACTTGGACCGCTGTTCAAACTTTCACGAATAGCGACATCCGGCTCCTCGGCTCTTCGACGGGCTATACCGCATTCACAAGCGCGAATGCCGGCGGCTCCAGCTATACGCTGACGTTCCCGGCGGTCACGGATACGTTAGCCACGCTCGGCACGGCGGATCAAACGCTGTCGGGTGGCGCCAATCTCACCGCCTATTCCATCGGCACGAAATCCGGCGGCACCTACACCGTGGATTGCGGCTTTAATCCCGTGCAGTATCTGCTAAACGCGGGTGCGTTCATAATTGCCGCCCCGGCGCTGGATGGCCACTGCGTCGTACAGGCGGTGAGCGGACCCGGCGCCGGGGTTATAACGCTGTCCGGATTCTCGGCATCGGCTAGCGGCACTGGCGACATTTATACCACGGCGAACACCGCAAGCGGCGCCGTTACAATCTCAAATAACTCGCCGGCGGTTATCACGTGGACGCAAGCTTTTGTGCCGGGGCAAGTGGTCTATTTTACGACAAGCAGCGCGCTGCCGGCCGGCATTACTGCCAATCAAATCTATTATGTAATCGCGGCGGGGCTAAGCGGCAGTTCGTTCGAGATATCCGCGACACCGGGGGGCGCGGCGGTCAATACGAGTAGCGCGGGCTCAGGCACACAAACCGGGCATGAGCCGGCGGTGTACGCGCTTTATGTGTTCCGGGTTAACGGCCTGGCCACGGGCGTCTGGAAACAGCAACAATGAGAGGCTTATTTCTAGCGGTCTGGCTGGCGTTAGCGGTTCTTAGCGCGCCCGCCAGCCACGCCGCGGACTGCAACACGGCCTATATAACGGCCACGGGGGCTGGATCGTGCACGGTCCCCGGCGGCATCGCATCGATGACGCTGATAGGCTATGGCGGCGGTCAATCGGGCTTTACCGCCACGACTTCACCATCCGTCGCGGGCGCGGGGGGCGCAGGCGCCGATTATGCAACGGCCACGGTTACGGTCACGTTCGGCCATACCGTTTATTTCAGCATCGGCACGGGCGGAAGTACAACCGGCGCGGCCGGCGGCGATACCTGGATCAATGTCAACGCCAACGCCGCGCCCAGTTCCGCTGCCAACGGAATTCTGGTTAAAGGCGGCGGTTCGGCTAGTACCAGTGTCGGCACGGTAATAAAGACCGGCGGCGCGGGGGGCGCGGGCGGCGCGGGTACGTCGGGGGGCGGCGGAGGCGGAGGCGGAGCCGCGGGCTCGTATGGAAACGGTGCCGCGGGCGGAGGCGGATATGCCACTACCGGCGGCGGCGGGGGGGGCGGCGGTAGCGATAACGGCACGGCGGGCACTACCGCGACGGGCGGTACGGGTGCAATAGGCGGTAACGGACGCGGCGGCAGCGGTCATGGCATCGCAAACGGCAATGCCACGCCCCTTTCGGGAGCCGGCGCGGGCGGCGGCAGCACGTCGAATCCTGGCGGCCTCGGTGCGCTTGACGACGTTTACGGTAACGGCACGAACGGCCCGGGAGGGGCGGGGGGGGGCGGCGGAGGCGGCGCGGCATGCGGCGCGGGCGGCTCGTCGTCGGGCTACGGCGCGGGCGGTGGAGGCGGCGGACGGGGAAGTACAGGACCAACGTTGTGCGCGGGCACCGCGGGAACGCAAGGTTTCGCGCAAATCGGGTTTACAGCGGCACCGTCGGCCATATTGCCGATGCCTCCAATCGTCCCATAGGAATCCCCATGCAACACCCTTATGACGCCCTTCGGGGCGAATACTTGGAGTTTTTGTCCAAGCTCACGATAACACGTGCGAACGAGGCCAGGGAGCGGGCGAAGGAAATCCTGCCGCTCAAGCCGCGCTACCAGACGGTTTCGGATGAGACTAAAGTGCCAACGGTTATGCTAATGGCACTTAATGAGCGCGAAAGCGGATCAAATCTGCGGACCTACCTCGGGAACGGCCAGCGGCTCGACCGCGTGACAACGCTCGTGCCCAAGGGGCGCGGGCCATGGTCTACATTCGAGGCCGGGTGCGTCGATGCGTTCGCCTACGAGCATCTCATTGGCCTCGATTGGTCCGATGGATGGCCGTTTGTGCTTTACCACGAGGAAGCGTGGAATGGTTTTGGCCCGCGCGATCGCGGCAAGCCAACTGGATATCTCTACGCTGGTACGAACATCTATACGGGTGGCAAGTATGTAGCTGACGGGATCTGGAACTCTACATTTAACGATCCGCAGCTCGGTACGATCCCGATCATGCTCGCACTCATGGAGCTGGACAAGTTCATGAGCCTCCCTGGCTGGCCGAAGTCGAGCCCGTGGCTGAACATCCCCGAACTGCAAAAGCCTCCTGTGGGACACGACGGCGGCGATCATGGCGTTTCGTGGCTACAAACCGAGCTCAACGCCGTTCAAGACGCGGGCCTCGCCGTGGACGGCTCATATGGCCGCTTCACCCGGATGGCGGTGCGGCAATTCCAGGCCGCGCACGGTCTCGACGTGGACGGTCTGGCGGGGCCGCTCACGCTGGCACTGCTTGAAAAAGCAGTTACCTCTCGCAATAACCTAGGAGCATCGTCATGAATTTTGCCTTATCCTTCCTATCGCCGAGCTGGCTTGCGGGGCTTTTCCTGCAACTTATCAGCTCGGACCTCTTCCAGTCCCTCGAACGCAAAGCGCTGGCCGGCCTTGCGGGCTGGTTTATTCACATCGGGGTAAGCACAACCGATGCCAATGCCGCGCTGACCTCGATTATCGCGGGCGTCACGACGCTGCTGGCAAGTCTGTTTGCCAGTCTCAGGAACAACGCCTCTAGCACAGCGAGCGCAACCAATGCCGCAGCCACAGCCACTGCCAAAAACCCGCCAGCAACTGTTTGATACGATTGCCTCAGCCATCGGCTGGGGCGCGACCGCCGGCGATGTGGCGGCGGTCGCCCTGCGGTTAGAGGCACAGGGAATCGAATTCGTTCCCGCCGCTCTCTTGCCGGAAGGATTCGTCAATCCCTTCCGTGCTAAAAAGACCTGATCGTGTTCAGATTTTTTGGCGGAAGCCTCAGCCTAGACCCCGCGGCAGAGCGCCTGCTGGGCCGGCTCATTACCGCGCTCAATCGTAATTCCGATGTAGGAGAAAAGCTTATGACTGCCATCGACGATCTGACCGCGGCCGATACCGCTCTTGGTGCTGAAATCGCCGCCGTTCTGACCGGTTTGCAAACGCTAGGCAACGAGATTGCCACGCTGGTGGCGGAGCTCGCCGCGGCCAACGCGGTCAACAACACTGCCGCTATCGCCGCGATCGCCGCCGATCTCACTGCAAAAACCGCGAACCTATCCGCCGGGCTCGCCACGGCGCTGGCCACGATTCCCGCGGCCTCCGCACCGGTCGCGGCGTAAGGACGGTGCCGGCCCGCGCCACGGATGACGCCCCGGCTCCGATGTGGCGCTCCATGACCATTCAGGATTTATCGAAAGGATATATCCCGGTCTTATTGGCGATCTCGCTGGGGATCGGGCTCACCATGGCGGGTATTGAAACCGGGATCTTCATCGAGAGCATGCGCGAGGATCATAGCGCGCTGCTCAGCCTCAAGGGACAAGTCGCCGAGATCAAAAAGATGCTTGAGGGGCATGTACCCTGCATTTCAGGCAGTGTCGCGGGAAAATAATTCCGCTCCCGCCGTAGACCCGAAAATAAAAAACCCCCGCTCCGGAATGAACCGGAGCGGGGGTTTTTTGATTCCTGCGGGCGAATGGACGGCGTGTCCGGAAGCAAGCGTTAATAAACCGGGATACCGTGGGATGCCATGTCTATCATTTGGACGCTCCGTCCAGCCGGGGCCGGATGGCATGAAGCATTGTCTAGCATTGTTTTGTAAACGTCCGAAATATTGTCCGAAGCGTCCACTTTATACGTCCGGTTTTACTTGGCTTTTCTACAGTATTCGCACACATCTGGATAGGCTCTCTCAGTATCCAGATCATGGCCGTATCCATCGGGACATCGCTTATTCGCAGTGTCCGGCCGTCGTGCTTCATGTTCATCGTCCAATCCTTTCCAGCGCTGAAATAAAAAAAAGACGCCCGCCGGTTTCCCGAGGGCGTCAGCGTTATGCCGCACATTTTTGGCCCAAGCGAATGATGCGCTTGTTGCCGTGCTTGACAACTTCGAGCAGGCCCGTCTCTTCCCACTTCACCAGCCAGCCGGCCAGTGTCGAGTTCGGCACGCCGATCAATTCGGCGAGCTGCCGTCCCGAGGCGACGAGATGACCGTTGCCGTTCAGGATTAGAACGGCGATGCGATCCAGCGCTTCACGCTGCGAGCCCGGAAGCGATACGGTGCCGGCGGCATTCGTGCGGGGCTTGTCCGTGGCGGACTGCTTTTGCTCGCCGCGGCATTGTATCGCGCCGCCGATCAGACTGGCCGCCTGGCCGCCTAAAAGGGAGACGAGCAGCGTTACCGCGATGCCGAGGCCGGTAAGGGTTAGGGCGATGTAGCGGGCCACGTCCGACGCGTCGGCGCCGAGTCGCCCCGCGATGACCGTCGCAACCATGGAAGCCTCGGCCGGGCCAGCCTTTGCCTCCGTCTTGGCGGCATTGACCTTGGCGTCGGCTTTCTCCGCGCGGGTGAGCGCTTCGGCTTTCGCCTTGGCCTGCCCAAGCCGCTGTGTGAGCGCGCCCAGATCGGTTTCGGCGGCGCGGCACGTTTTCATGCCCGCGCAGATAATGCCGCGATCTTGGGCGGCGGTTGTGAGCCCGGCGAGCCTTACGCTGGCTTGGGTCACGAGCTGGGCAAGCGCGTCGGCGCTGCTTGTCTCGCCGATGGCCGCCGCTTCCTTGCGAGCCGCCGCGGCATCGCCGCGGGCGGCCTGTGCATCAGCGAGCGCCGAAGTGTAAGCCGCCTGGCTGGACTGCGCCGCCAAAATCGCGGCGCCCTGCTTGGCGGAGTAGGCGTTCACCGCCGCCCAAACCGTGAGGGCAACGCAGATCCAGGTGAGGGCCTTTAAGTGGCGCGACCAGCCAAGGATCGCAGCCGCGATAGGGATCGCGACAACGGCGACGGCGGCGATGGCGAAGGCGGTGGCGAGTTCGACGTTCACGGTTTTGCCGTACTCCCAATTGTTGAGGATATCGATGCGGACGGCTACGCCGGCCATCGCCGCCAGAGCGGCGCCGGTGCAGAGTTGCACCCGCCACCCGATAGGGGTATCGTTCATGGTGTGATTTCCTTGTCACAGGGGTTGTCATGAGCCCGGCACCGCACTTTCAATGCGTGCCGGGCGTCTCTTTATGCAAAGGGACAAACGCAAATGGGACAGCATAGGCCGTCCACTTGCAATAACTTGCAGTTGCAAGATCAACTAAATACGTGTTATTGGTTGATGGTCAATTTTCGCCGGATTGATGCGAAAAAGCCCAGCCAGAGTGCTCTGTCTGGCTGGGCCGCATTTTCAGTGCTCTCTGTTCTTGATATCCCGCGCCACCTTGTCGAGATTGCGCTTGATCTGCTCTTGCTGCTTTCGTTGCGCTTCCTGCTGCTGGCGGGTTGTTTCCCCGCGTTGCCGTTCGAGCTCCTGCAATTTCTTGAGCTGTTCAGCAGCCTTCCGGGCCTGTTCGAGCAAGCGTTTTTGGTCCGCGTGGTCGATGCATATCAAGACCGCTTGCCGGGGCAAACGGGTAGCGATGCAGTAAGTCTGCATGTCCAGATCCTTCAAAGCTGTGGACGTTGCAGGTCTGGCGTGGTGTTAGCGCACCGCGTCAGGCCATCTCTTTCGGGTGAAAGGGACAAAAGAGGGCAGCGTGGGCTGCCCTTTGCAATTTCAGGCTGCAATTTTTTCTCTAGTCGATTGCCATAATGGTGACTATCGTTTAACCTGATGTTTTGTGACGCTGCAACACCACGTAGACAGTTGCGATGCTGCGGCCCAACGTTGTCGCGATGGCTTTGGGCGATATCCCGGTCGCGCGCATTTTCAGGATGCGGTCGATATCGGCTGGAATCAAGTTGCGGCGGCGCGATTTTCTGGGAGCCAATTTGCCGAATCGCCGGGCGGCGGAGAGCTGGAAGGCACTGACACCGATTGACCGGCATATTTCGGCATCGTTTAAATCAGTGGCCTGCAGGCACGCGGCGGCCCCTATGCACCAGGTGCGAGCGGGCCGGGAGTTTGTCGTTTTGCCGCGCCTATTTCTGGGCACGACCTGCAACGTGTGCTTGATTATAATCTGCGATACGGATTGACGGGAAACCCCCAATAACGTGGCGACCTCAACAGGGCGCGATCCTAGATCTAGGAGGGATCGTATCCGGTCTACTTGGGTGCTGGCCACGATGCCCTTAGCCGTTTTCCAGCGGTCGGGCCAGACCGCCGGAGGTGTGGTTTCCAGGAGTTGAATTAACCACAGTACCTCCAGCGGTACGTTCCGGCCCGACAACCAATCGTCAACCGAACTATGTCCTCGCTCAAAGGCGGCCTGCAATTTTTGGGCGAGGCCGTCCGGGCCGAACAGAACCCCGCAACGGGCGCGAAAGCGCGGAACGGCAACTCTGCGGACATCGCGCATAGCTGAGGAGCGGTTTCGCGGAGATTTTGGAGAATGCATTGTCTGCTCTCCTTCATGCCGTGAGATAAGCCTCACGCCGAAACCGCCAGTAGCGGCTTGGGGGTGAGGCCCAGTTAAGGGCCTCTAGGATCAGCAACCTAGCCGGGTACGTACCCGTTGTTCCCACTCGGCAAGAGTGAGATCTTCATGCCACGTATTATTCATGGCGTCGCCGAGAGTATGTTCCGCCTGATCGCGAACATTTTCATCATGAGCCGCTTCGTATTCTGGAAGCAATTTGGCCTTGAGCATTTCGTATGCTTGTTCGTAAACGAGCTGGGTGGCGGTGTCGTGTTGCGTGTCCATCGTATTCATGTTGTTCTCCATTGAGATAGTCGAGCCATCTTCGGGCGGGGCGATACCCCGCGACCGTCGCCGGATGTTGGGTCCGGCTAGGTTTCGGCTTAGTGGTTGTTGCCATCCGTCCACCAATCGTCATTCTCCCAGATCGACCGGAATGACGATGCGTCTGACGCTTTCTCGGCGATGCGCTTGATTTCGTCGCGCGAGATGTTGAAACCGCAGTGAGTTTCAACCGCAATCGCGAAACCAGCAGATGATTGGGTGTATTCAGCGTAGATATTTTCGAGTGTCATAGTGATATCCATTCGGTTGTTTCACTGTTTCGCCGTTTCCGGCTCATCAGGCAGGGCGCGCACCCTGCGACAGTATTTGTTTTCCGGTGAGGCCGGTTGGCCTTCCATCGGAGCTCTACCCTCCGATCCTCTCACCATGGGCTTCCCGGTCTGGTTTGTTGGCTCCTGCCACGCTCCCCTCGCCGCCCTGTCTGTAGGATTAATATACGTGTTCACAGTGATCACGTCAAGAGAAATAAAAGGGTATTATTCACTTTTTTGTGATAGAGCGAAGTTTCTGCGTTGCTGCATTCGGCCATAGTGTTGCAGCTATCGGGCGATCCGCCGCTTCCGTCACTTTCATGAGCGCCCGCTCAATCAAGCGCCGGACCATCTCGGTGTTGTCCGGAACGTCATCTTCGTGCCGCCTCAGCTCATTGAGATCGGCGAAAAAGCGCTCGTCGACGCGCATCCGGAAGGATTGACGTTCTTTTTTCATGAATGCTTTTCCCACCCTATGAGCCCGAAACCAGAAATGCGACAGAACCTGCGATAATTCATTTGGCCGTATATCATGTGGACGCCCCCTTCTTGGTATTCGATACCGCAAGAATGTGGCAACAGTGGTCACAAGTCAAGTGGTTTTTACGCCTATTTGGAACAATCCCAGCGATACGATTTTTTCGCAAGCGGGCCGCAAGGCGATCTATTTGGGCCGCCGCCGCGCGTGAGTTATGCGCCGGACCCGGAGAAAGTCCGGCAGAGGATGCTTGCGATGCTTGGCCAGCTCCGCGGCGTGGAAGAGTGCCCCTGGAACAAGGACAGGCTAGGGCTGAACAAAGTGATCTTCCCGCAAATGGCGAATTGGCTGCCGGAGGAGGAAGCCGCCGAATTGCGGCGCGAGTTCTCAGCCGAGGTAGCGCGGCTGGAGGCGGCTGGGCGCGGGCTATGTTTCCCGTAAAATTACCGCTTGACTGGCACAAAAAGCTTCCACCGAATCAAAGATTAAGCTAAGATGATTTTGAGAACTCAATCTGAGTCCAAAGGAGCGTGACATGGCCGCTCACGGATGAGTTCTCAAGGTTCCGCCGTCGTTAAGAGCGCTGCCCTCACACGGCAGAGGAGAGGGAAGTGGCGGTCCTTGTGCATCGCAATGGAGTGCTTTGCTAGCGCTCTGGATATGCAGTAGCTCAGAGGAATCTAATTTTAGACTAAGGTAAATGATGCAACCATTGCGCGAGCGCGTAGACTGTATAGAAAGTGGCGAAAATCGAATAGCAAGCCCCCACGGCCATGAGAAGTAAAGCAAGCTCAGATTTCATCCCTCAATTATCCTTCATCGTAGCCAAGAGAGGAGCGGGATGGCGCGGCGCCGCTTGTGATCACTTCGATCAGATCCGGATCGCTGATTAAGAGTGTCGCTGTCACGGTGCGAGTTTCCTGATCGTATCGTACCGATCCCTTTAGGATTTGGCATGGTCTGGGGAGGCCATCCGCGATGATTCTTGTGAGGGCATCGACATCATCGCTGCAATATCTGGGCGACTTGGAGCAAAACTCTGAGATCTGTTCCCTGACATATCGGAGCACGGCATCGTCATCCCTTATTGGGTCATCGGTCATACGATCCCCTCTTTCTTCAACGCGAGCCACAGGCGGGCGACAGCTTCTTTACTGCTGCGGCATTTTTGCAAGAAGAGCTGATCGTACCAGCGAGCATAGGAGGTCACGGTTTCTTCCACAGCTCCGGGTGTTCGATCATAAGGTTTGCGACGGCTTCTTCTGGACTGTCGCCACTTCGCCTAAATGACCATCTTGTTAGTTCGTGATCGAATTCGGCGTTTTCATTCGTCACGTATCCGGCAAAAAATTCATCTTCCGTAATCTGCACGGTGAGGTCTCCAAGCTCGTCACAATCACGCGGTCTCCATTTGTGCCTGACCGCCCTCACCATCGACCCGAGGTCATAAGGCCCTGGGTATCCGAGATCGTAGAGTTTGGATTGCCATTCATTAAGAGCTTTTGGAAAGTCATTAAATCGGTCACTTATCATTGTGGCTACGACCCCCATATTCACGCCTGCCCCGCTCAAAAATTTTCTTGGCCGAGCCCTACGCCCGAAGCGTAAACAAAGCGTTTCATTCGCATACCGTTCGCCGTTTCGTTCGCCTTGGTTTCATTCGCAAGCTTAACTCATTGATTTTATTGGTCGGGGCGGCGTGATTCGAACACGCGACCCTCTGGTCCCAAACCAGAATGACGCCCCAAGCAGAATCCCGCCATTATTGATAATGCACATTAATTTACCCTGACTTTGCGCGGAATGGGATCACTTCACCCCCCTTTTGGAGCCGTTTCATTCGCATATCGTTCGCCAAATTCCGTGACTTCGGCGCCACGGCGGAAGCGGCATTTTGCTGAAAGTCGGGACGATGATGTGCATAACTTTCGAGCTGCTGGACCGTCATGCCGAGATAACCGGCGGCTTCCCAGTTATCGACACCGGCCTGCATCAGCCAGGTCGCCGCGGTATGCCGGAAGCCATGCAGCACGAAATGCTGCTCCAGCGCGGCTTCCTTGCGGACGCCCGTCCAGCTCCGGCGCAGCTTTTTGATGGGCTCGCCGTTGTAATGAATCACCGATGAAATCCCAGCCGCAAGATCGGCGCGCCGCCAGCGCACTAGGTGAGGCAACAGCTTGCGGTGTATCCGGATTGGCGGCTGCCGCTTTTTGGTCTCCGCCTTGCTGGCACCCTTGCGGTACAAGATGCCCCGGCTGAGATCGATGTAACCGGTATCGGGCGAGCGCACCCAGCGCAGGCCCAGGATGGCGCCAGAGCGGGTGCCGGTATAGACGCCAATCAGAATGACACGCGCGACGTGCCGGGCCTCGGGACGCCGCCTCACGGCCCACAGAAGGGCGGCTACTTCCTCGACCGACGCGCATACTTCGCGCGCCGGCATCGGCGATGGAACCGTGACTTTGGGCAGCACCTTCAGCGGCTTTTCGGCATGCCAGAACCGGATCGCGGCGCGCAGCGTGATAAGCTCATTGCGCGCGGCCGTTTTCATGGGCTTGCCGGGCACGGCTTGCGAAGTTCGGAAATCGACATATTCCTGACAGATGCTCGCGCGGATGTCGGTTGCCGGTTCGCCGTCCTCGACATAATAGACCAGCTTCTCTCCCCAGAACCGGACCAGCCGCTTGATTTCGCTTCTGGCCACTTCCGGCCGGCTGTGGTGCGGAACGCTATGGTCGAGATACCAATCGAGCACCTGAACTACCGCGACGCTGGCGCCCGCCTTGCCGGTTTTGGGAGCTTCCGGCCCGGCACCGGCGAGACAAGCGTTAAGCGCTGACTCCCCACCGCCGATGTAGGCGGCGAGCGCCTCCGCGGCGCGTTTAGTTTCGCCTTCAACGATGCCTGTATAGATTTTTGTGCCGCCGTCAAGGATGACCCAGACGGACTCTCTTCCCGGCCGGATTTCCAGCCAAAGCCGGGGCGGTTTTCTTTTCCTTGGCATAGCGTCACCATCTCGCGTATTGCATCGCCTGAGACAAGCTTCATGCCACCAATTTTAGTGATTGTTAACCTTTTTCTGCGCGCTTGGTCGAGTAAATCCCCAGGAACTATCCCGAAGCCAGGAAAGAAAACCTCGCAAGCCTGCTGCAACGTATAGAGATCGAGCGGAGACTTTTCCTGATGTTCTATATGCTGATCCGGCGCATTACTCATTGTGCTTCACTTATACTTGTTTAGGCGTTCCGTTCCATTCGCGGCCATCGATGGATTTAATGGCCTTGCTTCTTAATCGCTTCCTGCACTTCTGGTGTAAGCCATAGCTCGGCAAGCGCGATGCGAAGCGTCGGACCTTCACCGGTGCATTCCGCGGTGCGTGCCGGTGATGTACTGCCATGCGCAACCCAAGAGCAACGATTGACGTTGCGATAGGTGCCGATCAAATAATCTCCAAGCGCCCCGATAAGTTGATCCGTGCTTGGGGCAAAGGCATAAGAACCGTCATCGCCACGAAGATACCGCCCTCCCAAGGCGTGGAGGTTGCCCAGAGTATGGCGAGGCTGCGGCCACCCGGCGTCCTTTAAGCGTTTCTCAAGTGCGTAGGGAAAGGTCATCGCTTCCGCGATTTTACAAAGCGCGGGGTTGCGATACTCGACAATCCACGCCACAATGTTCCTGAGCATCTCTCCGTCACCAGCATCGCCATCCATTCCAGCGCAAACGGCTGAGCCATCGATGCACTCGATCAGCGCTTCCGTGGCGGCGAGCTGTGCTCGTGCTTCGTCGCATTCACGCTCTGCCGTGGCGAGCTTGTCTTGTAAGTTCTCCCAGGCGTGGTCATATCCGCTCAACTTCTCAATCCTCTGAATAGTCGTAGTTGTCAGGACCACGCTCTACACCGCAATAATCGCAGATCCAGCCTTCTCCATGGTAATATTTAAACGAGTGCCCAGTCTCACCATCGTCGTGTTCGGCCTTTGAACAGCATTCTGGGCAAATAGTCTTGCTGTGATCATGTGGGTAGCAGATGACGTGCTCAACGCTTTTGCAGATGCGGCAGGATGGTGACATTCGAAGCTCTATGCGGCGGGCGAAGTTGGCGGTTGAGTCAGTCATCGAGCATCGATTCCGCTTTGTACGCCGCGTCCTTAAGCTCTTCGGCAAGAGCGCGCGCTTCCTGTGGCGTGAGATTCGACCATGCCACCTCGCTAATGCTAAGGGACATGATGCGGGCCATCTCTCCCAGCACCAAGCTCACCATCTTCTTTGGTTGATCGGTGCCGCCGCTGACCACCCCAACGCGCGTTAGATATCCCCACTCTTCGGTAAACTGGCGTGGTCTCATCCGTACAGCTCCTTCATTTCGGCTCGAATACGCTTATTCTCCTCCCGGTACTCCCGGACCTTATCCTTGGCGCAATCCTTGCAATTGTGCCTGCCGAGGCGATCGACACGCACATTTTCCGCCGTCAGCAGGTGGCCTTTCGAGCACCGCTCGCCCAGAACGTTCTTATGAGGGCCGCCCTTTGCGCTGCGGAGGAGCTTCGTTATTTCCTCACGCGCCGCCGCTCCGCTTGTGGCGGATGCGTCGGGGACCGTTTTATCCGCCTTGGTCATTTCGCCGGCCTTTTCGTCCTGCCTTGACCGGCCGGCAACCCCCGGTTCCGCGCCAGCCTGCGATCGTGCTCCGGATCGATGACCCGTCCTTGGCCAGTCGACCCTTGGCGGTTCCGCGCAAAGCGTTTATCCTGCTTTGGATCGATGACCCGTCCTTGGCCAGTCGACCCTTGGCGGTTCCGCGCAAAGCGTTTATCCTGCTTTGGATCGATGACCCGTCCTTGGCCAGTCGACCCTTGGCGGTTCCGCGCAAAGCGTTTATCCTGCTTTGGATCGACGACTCTTCCCTGCTTGCCTTTCGTTTCGCTCATGCGGCTCCTTCCGCCCAGATTTCAAACAACGCGGCCCGCACCATGGGATCGCTCTCTTTAACGATCGCGGCTTCGTCTAGCTTCCAGCGTTGGATAATCGCCCAGCTCGGAATTACGCAGCCATGCCAAGCGAAGATGCCGAAACCATCCTTCCAAGCCAGCGCCGGACCCGCTGTGGCATGGAGGCGGCCATTGGCATCGAGAGCTACATTCACTGGGCGGTCGCAGACTAGGGCGGCATCCTGGCACGGGAATAGCCAGCCCGCTGTTTGTGCGTAGGTTTTATAGGCGTCGAACCAATCCCAAAGATCCGGCGGGATTTTCAGCAATCCAGTCTGGATCGCAAAATCGTAGGTGGCGAGCCAAAACGCGTCCTGGCCTCCGAGGAATCGCGGGGATTGGACGATGTCGCGGTCGATGCCGCTCAGCGCGAGACCGTGATCGAGGTTGACCATGAAACAGCCGGTGCGCAGCCAATGCAGGGCGCAATAGAATTCGGTGGCGAGATAGGCCTGCATCTCCTCGCCGAGCTGAGCCTCGAATAGCTCGAATAGGGCGTTGCGATAGGGGTCCATTAGGCTATGGAGCTGAACGCGGCGGTCGATAATATTGCAGCGGGTGGCGCGGTGCTGTAGCGCCCGGAATGGCGATGAAAATAAGTTAACCTCCGGTGCTGCAAATCCGGTTACGGTATAGAGGTGCTGTGCGGCATTAACCGCCGCCTTCTGGCTCATGGACGCGGTATTGGTTAAAACCTCGTGCCACTCCCGCCGGACCTGGCCGAGGATAGGCTTCAAGGTGAAGATGGATAAGAGGTTTGTCATTGCGCGCCGCCATCCCCTTTTTCTTCCCGCGCCAGCCGCCTCATCTCGGCGAGCCATTGATCGCGTATCGCGACCCATGTGTCCTTCATCTTGGACTCTTGAGGATCTGGGCAGATTATCCAGGCGAGATTTAGCAACCGCTTAAATAGCCACCAGCGGAAAGCAGTCATACCGGCTTCTCCCGTGAATGTTCACGCGCAAGCAACAGCGCTTCGTTGATTGGGATCAAGAGCCGCACGGTTGCGATATGGTTGCCAAGCAGATCTCTCTGCAATTCGCGTTCGCCGGGGAAGGCAGCGAGCCATATCGCCAGAAGATCCGCGAGTATGGCTCCTTGGAGATCATGAGAGAGGCCGCCAAGGATCGACTGAACCTGCCAGGTGCATGCTATACCGGCATCTGTGTCCGGCTTATCTTCTATTTTCGTCATACCTCTTCCCTCCCGGCCCGTACCGATACGACGGCCATGAGCGCGGCAGCGCCCGCGGCCACGCTGCCCGCAAGCAGACTGCCGGTTCCGTACCCGATCCATGGCGCCAGCCCGAGCAAGACGGCCGCGAGCCATGGCAGCTTGGTGGCGGCCCAATGCCTCAAGCGTCCTTTCATAGCTCTTCCTCCCGTTTCCGGCGCGGCGTGGCGCCGCCCTTGCGTCCGCACGTCCTTGCGAACTCGTGGTCGCGCGAAAAACTCCGCTTCTCATCCGCCAGCGCCAGGCCGCCCTTCCTGCCGGCCGCCGCGGCTAATTCGGGATCGCGGCTAAAAGAGCGCTTCCGGGCTTCCACCGCGCGTCCGCCAAGCGAAGCGATTTCGCGCCGCCGCGCGGGCGGCAGGCTCGCAAATCCTTTTGTCATCGATTATTCCTGTCTAATTTCGAGGATGGAATGGCGTCAGCTCACAAGCTCCGCCAATTGCCTCCGCCATGCCTGCGCCCAGCGGAGATGGCCGACTGTGATTCTGACCGTCCGTTGGCTTTCGCTCCGCCCCATGGGAGGGAATGCGATGAGGCCGGTATCCGTAGCAACGGCGGCGGAAAATTCCCTCGCCAGATCGGCGAGGGGGCCGATGATTAGCACCGCTTCAAGAAGCTGCTTTTGCAGCCGGTCCCTATCCTCGATAAGCCCCGCGATTGTCAGACGTGCGGTCTCCTGTTCCGTCGGAATAATGGGCTCGCTCATGATGCGCACGCCTCCGCATCTTCAGCTGGCGCGGGTACTGGCTCGCCGTTTTCATCAACCTCATAGACCGGGCCGCAGCAGCCACGCGCCTTTACCTTCTGCGGAAAATCTCCATTAGGATGCACGGCCATATCCGCGAGCGCCACAGGACAGCCGACGAACTTCTTGGGATCGGATACAAACTCTCGCGTCATCGCTGGGGATGGAGAAAAATGCAACCCTTTGCCGCACTCCTGCTCGCCTCCATCCCAGTCAGGGGCAATCGGCGTTGTGCCGGGATGGTATGCAAATCCCCATGAAGAAATAAAGTCATGATTTACAGCCTTATATAGCATAGCTATGCCGTCATTGACGCTAACCCCATGGTAGTCGCACCACTCGTCAGGCGTTGAGCGTGCGACTACTGTCTGCTTTCCGCCTTCAACTTTCGCGTCTCCATCGATCAGGATGGAAACATTCGCTGAGGCAAAGGCAATCACTTTGCCGAACAATGATAACTGTGCGTAGCCCCTCGCTTCAACGCGCGGCTGGCTGCTGCCCCACGCTTCAACGCGCGGCTGGCTGCTGCCCCACGCTACGACGCTCGGCTGGCTGCTGCCCCACGCTACGACGCGCGGCTGGCTGCTGTCCCTCGCTTCAACGCGCGGCTGGCTGCTGCCCCTCGCTTCAACGCTCGGCTGGCTGCTGCCCCACGCTTCAACGCGCGGCTGGCTGCTGCCCCACGCTTCAACGCTCGGCTGGCTGCTGTCCCACGCTTCAACGCTCGGCTGGCTGCTGTCCCTCGCTTCAACGCGCGGCTGGCTGCTGTCCCTCGCTTCAACGCGCGGCTGGCTGCTGCCCCTCGCTTCAACGCTCGGCTGGCTGCTGC